ACACGATACGACAAACTCAAGAGAAATTACGAAAGTATGGTAGCTATCGCGTGTGGATACCTGTGGCTACCTATGTGAAATGTCAACAGACCCTAGCACTCTATGGGCTAGATCAAAAGAACCACGATGTTCAATGATACGAATCATATTAAGTAATTGTGGGGCTTCTATCGTGCTGATAGGGTACGCACCGATATAAGGGAATACATTCCCTTCAAGCCTGCGCAATACATCCTTACTATGACTTAGTACCCAGGTATGCGTTTGTTTTCTGTACCACTCACGAGCAACAGCCTCAAAGCTATTAGCAGCAGCTTCTTTTGCTTTTTGCTTGTTTATTCGACGATCAATAGAAGGGTCTATATTGCTTGCCAGCTTGACACGTTTAGCTTGCGCAAACTGTCTGGCTTGCTTTAATCCCACTACAGGATAGACGCCCAGTGAGAGGGATTTTTCTTTGTCATGGATCTTGTAACGCAATCGCCAATATTTGCGACCATCTTCATATATCCAAAGATAAAGCCCTTGGCCATCGTGTAACTTGCGTATCTTGGCGCTTTCAGCAGTGGCATTCTTGCAAGCCAAGTCTGTCAGTAATTCTTTCAGGGCCATAATGTGGTAACTTTTAATGTGGTAAAAATAGCTACCACACTTTTTACCACATTTTTTTACTGGCTTCCAGCGGATTATCTCGGACTAATACGGAGTTGAAGTTATTGTAAATCTGCTTGTTTATTGCGTTTCGCGGATTGCTACGGATTTGTGTGGGCCGGAAAATGGCGGAGAAGGCGGGATTCGAATTTGCGGTATATCATCGTATCTTGTTGTTTTATATAGATGTCAAATTATCAAGTAGACCATATGTAGACCATTCAAATGTTAATTTTCTATACACATTCAATCGGACATTTATTGCGGAACAGTTTTTAGCGAAATTAATAATCATTCCCAATGAAAATTTAGTACACAAGATATAATCCAAATGCTGCGGATAGGGGGCACCCGACAAGCCAGTTTCCTTGCTGGTTTCCGCAGCATCTACTCAAGGACGACTAAAGGAGGTCGAGCATGTCAGCAACAAATCTAAGTACCACATCAGAATCAAACGATGATTCAAGAGTATTAACTCTAAGCGTTCAATCATCAAATCCATGGTTAGCAGAAATAAGGCTAACGATCATGGATGAAGTTTCCATCCAGCAAACATCAGAGAACACGTACATCATGCGAGTTTATGAGAATGGATTGAACTATCCTTCTCCCCACAGCGCCGTGATGGATATTGTCACAGATGATCAGTATTACCATGTGTTCGCATATCTGGCCAGAAATGGGTTTGAGCCGAAAGCCAGGCACAATAGACAAGGGCATAAATTCTTCCGCAAGATGGGATTGAAGCCTGCTTATGTGCGTGGCAAGCATATCGAGCCTGATTAGCATATAGTATGCATGGAGAGTCTGTCTGCAATGGACGGGTCTCCAATTCTCTTGAGAACACGGGAAAGATGCAATTGCGGAGGAACATTAGACTTATGGCGAGAAAATGGATGTGATAATTATCACAGTGACTATTTAGATCGAGAGCTATTCTTCGTGCATCCAGTTTCTAGTTACAAGTCACACTTTGAGAATCCATCTACGGATCCGGATCGTGGATCTGAATCAGTACGTATGGAAGACAGAGTTTAGGAGGATATAGATGGCAGAGTGGAAACCGATAGAATCTGCACCGAAGGATAGAAGGATATTGCTAGCATATGATCCTGGTCACAGGATTAATGTTGATATCGGGCAATATGATTATTCTACAGATTTATTCCTTGGTTTTTCTTTATACGGATGCGCATCTTCCCATATTAGGAATAAACAACCTATTGCCTGGCGGGAATTACCTGAATTTGAAGGATTGAGGTATATTAAATAATGCCAGTTCATTATTATCCAGTACACCGTAAAATCCCGTCCTTCAGGGCGAGGGTATAAGACATAACAGCGAAGCCGTTATTCATAAAGAATCCACGACGCTAATCAGCGGTAAATACGCCTGCCTTAATTGGGTGGATCGTAATGGACTAAGGTAAATTTTATCCTAGTTCAAAGCAAAACCCCACCGAATCCCATACAAATCCGGCGGGGTTTTTTACTTTTCTTACTAAAGTAATCACGATAAAACATTGTGAAATATTATTAACGGCAGGTAGTATTTTTTACTTTAGATTTTTACTTCTGGAGATTGCTCTCTATTGCGGCAATAATTCCGGAGCATTACGTATGCGGTTTTCCTCCCACGCTTTTCCGCCAAACAAGCGAAGCATGAGCCAGCTCAAATAGCCAGTAATCTGCATTTCGTTCACGTGCAAGCCGACTTCCAGAAAAATTTTGTCCCAAAACTCCCTGCCTTGACCTTCGTGATACTTGTAACGACAACCTTTTCCATCGACCGCCCACAGATAGTTATACCGGTACCCGTAATCGTGAATAATTCCCTGTATTAGCAGAATTCCTACTGGATCGAGCAATCCCCACATGAATCTGGGTGTACTGGCGCCATCCATTACAAATCCTCGCGGGATTACAATTAGAGTGCCGCACGGCATGATAAATACCCAATCATCAACCAGTTCCCAGTTGCGTACACAGGTAAGCAGGATCCAGACCTTTTGCCAAAAGGTTTTATTTTTCGTGTCGATTGGTATTGGCTTTAATGTTGGCATCAGCATTTGCAATTACTCCTTTTGCACGTTTGCGATAGCGGCATTATTCGTGTCGCTACCACCGGCCTTAATCTTTGTCGCGGCTCCCAAGCCAGCCCCGGCCATCAGTAGCTGTTGCGAGTCTAGTCCTGTTAAAGTGCCAGTCACCAACTCGGCACAGATCAGGCCGAGCAGAATGATCATGACATCATCTGTTTTCTTGCGATCAGCCTCGAACAAATAAAAAAGGTACCCACGCCCTGCATGCTCACTTAACCGATAGTCGCGCAGATACAGCATCAGCAACATGCCTACCGCACCAATCAGCAGAAAGAATGTCTCGCGGAAATTACCCGCAAACGGCGCTATGTTGCTTAAAAAATCAATATTCACGGTACTATCCCCCGAAAAAGGTAATACAGATGCCTCGCTGCAGATATATCTACTCCCGCGTTTACTCTTCTTCTTGCGCGCTCAAAAACAAGATCAAGATTGTCTAATATCCGCATTAGAGGCTCCTTAAATCAGTTTGAGCGCGATTTGACCGGCAACGACCGCCATCCTCTGGATAGCAAGCAAAGCAGTATTGGTTTTGGATTGAGAGAGTAAGCTCATCACCAGATCATCCAAGGATTTGGCTTGCCTTTGGTATTCGAGCAACAGGAACTGACTGTCTTCCGGGTAGCGTGTCCAATGAGTTGTTGCAATCCGCTCTATTTCTGCATAGCGGATTCTTAGCACGTTGTATTCAGATATGATCAAGCTGGTATGGCTCACTGCCTCCAACGGGTTTTTTACAATGATCTTCCCCCACTTACCCGTAAAATCGTTATAAGCTAGGAGTGATTTATTGATTATTTCGATTTCCTCTTGAGAAAGATCGCTATCGAACAAACTATCTAATACCGCCCCGCTCTTGATCATCTCATCTACGTATGTAGCTTTAGCCATCACATCAACCGCCTTCTCGGCCTGCGGCTTCAGAGACTGGCAACCAGCCATTAAAACCGTGACAAACGAAATTAAAATCAGCCTTTTTATCAATTTAATACTCCTTCCAGTTGGTTTAAAATTTCTTTGTGCTGAATACACGCCCATGCCTCGCTTTTACCCATGATTCGACCTATCCCCCGCAAACTCACGCCATCGACATAGCGCATCGTCATCAGTTTTTTGTGTTTCTCACTGAGCCCATCAAAAAACCCGACCGCTTTTATTACAAGGTCTTTCTTGATTAGATACTCGAGCGGGGTATCTTCCTGACTGATAAGATCGAACCCCTCTTCGAGAGCATCTTCAAAAGACGAGATAATTACCTCCTCAGATTCACCCCTTTTGATCTTCTCCCGGTGCGGCCTCCCAATACAATCGTCCCTGCGCAAAGCATCAAGCATTGCTCCACGAATGCGCGTAAATGCGTAATTCTGGAAGCTCTGTCCTGGTAACTCACCGTGCAACCTGATTGCATCCAGTAAGCCAATCATGCCTGCCTGAATTAAGTCGTCCACTTCCACGCTTGTTGGCAGCTTGACCATCATATGGCGCGCAATACGCTTAACTAACGGGGCGCACTCAATGATTAGTTGATCTGATGTTTTATCCACTATTTCAGATCAAGAGATCCCAAAAATCTGACAAACATATCAAGTCCGCCCGTCACTTTTCCGGCCAGTATCAGCGCAACAATGATGATTCCGTAGCCAATCAAAGTTGCAGTCATGTGCATACCGCGTATAAAACCGGATTTCTTGGCCTTATCCTCAACAACCTGCATAGCACTGCTCTGAGCCATCGCAGTCAGTTTGCTTAATTTTTTTTCTAACTCTGCAATGCTGGTTTGTTGTGATTTAGTTAGACTGGCGATCTCCTTTTCAAGGGATGCAATCTTCGCTGAGTTTTGTCCTATCTGCATGGCGTGAGGACATTGTGGATCTGGCATTTCATGTCCCATTATTTGATCAAACCTTGTTGTTTGTTCTTACCCTTGATCGTCAGGCATTGCATCCTGTTTTGATCTGGCTTAAGGGATACATGCACCCAACCGGAACTAGGAATTCCAGAGGTGTAGTTTTCAAGAATGAGTTGATCGAAGATCAGGTTATCTTTTACCCAACAAGCAAGATCATAGTTTGATACCCCGGGCACCTCAAAATCGACTGCCTGCCCAAGCATGTGCTGCGATGTTTTGCTGCTTCCGGGAATTGCCTTATTTAGCGCAGGTGATCTATATCCACTGTTCGGACGGAATGGCTTGCCGTAGTGGGCCCGAACCGGCTCCAATATTTTTTCACAGAGCAAAATCAGGCCGCTCAATACTTCCACCGGAGGGGTGTTATCTATCCCCAGCTCAATGGCTTTGTCTGAATGTATTAGTTCATCGAGCGTAAAGTGTGGCGATAATTTTCTGCTTAGATGTTCATTTGAGCCTGCCCCCATTAGCCGTTCCCCTCAACGAGTGTAGAAATACCAACCCATTGTCGTGTCACGACTACAATTTAATCTAAGGCAGGGAAACAAAAAATCCGCGCTAGGCGAAGGAGGATGTCAAAGCTTCCCAGCTTCAATAAATAAATTATCGAGTGTTTGATTGCCTAGGCCCAGCGAAGACGCGATTTGCTGTACCAGGACGTGATTACGCTGCACTTCGAGCGCGTATTCCCACTCGATCTGCGCGGCCTTGCGCAGAGTCTCGTCTGGAATAGATGCAAGTGCCGCGTCCACATCGTTCAACTTGCCGATATTCAGCAAGGCCAGGCGAGCTTGGCGCATGGTGACTGATTGGGGTACTTCAGGTTGTAGCGCCTCTGGTAGCGGAAAATCACCCGACTGTGCTTCCTCAATGACGCCCTCTCCGACTACCGTAAATGGAAAATCAACGCCATCACAGCGATAACGATCATCCAGCACTTCGATCTCGCGATACGGGCCGAATATACCTGCCTGAGTCACAAGTTTTTTCATTCTGCCGCCTCCAAGCAAGCAATCATTGCACTAGCCGCCCCACCACAGCTTACGATCCACAGGTCATTACCACTAGGAGATACGCCAAATGAATTGGCTGTCCACCCCATAGCACGGATAACTGGTGGGTCAACCTTGAAAATCCGTTTGCTGGTATAGCCCAGGGCCACAGCAGCGTTAATTAAATTGGGAGCGTATTTTGTAGATCCATTCCCAATAGAATTTATGCGGTAATTGAACTGGTTTTTATCGAATGCATAAGCAATAAAATTCTGTCGTGAAAGAGCGATGGAGAATGTATCAACTATACCTATGACTGGGCTGACACCAGATGCGTCAACATTAATCAACGCGAAAGAATTATCATCTCCAATAGACAAAGAAATGACGTCCCCACTTACGGAAACGATATTGAAACCTGAAATCCCAGAATTCAGTTGAATAATAGAAGCTGTTCCTGCACTTGCAACACCAGATGAGTCTGTCAAAATATTAGATGATAAAGAACCGGCAGCACTATAATTCACAACAACGACCTTGCCGGACTCAATGACAGCAGCTATGCTTGATGATAAAAAACCAGAGCTACCAAAATAATCTCCAAGAACAACATCAGAAGCGGACGCCGTCATTCCAGTAACGGATATGATAGCTCCATGCGCTTTATCCAAATTGGCGTAAATTACGGCCACACGCCCTGAAGGTAGAACCAACCAACGAAATTCTGGCTGAGTTGTAGTTAGCAAGGCTGCGCTGCCAGGAGTCACTGTTATGCCGGAAATGCTGTGAGGCTTTGCAGAAATGTTGGTGCCATCACTATTGAGCGACAGCACAGTAGATTCAGAAATAGGAATCAGAACCAATCCGCTTTTTTTGTCTGTCGGGCGATCTAGCGCCAGCGTATCACCGATGGCAACCGTATCATTAGAAATACTAATTGCACAGATCTCTGCATATGGACCGCTACTGCGCCCCTGAGTGAAGGCGAATGTCGTGCCGGAATTTCCAAGTTCCACCAGCATACCCATCTTATCCGGTATGTTTGTTGAGCGAGTGCCGACCGGGCCAGGAAAAATGGTGGTTCCGGACAAGGAGAGAATCACGCCGCACAAATCACTAGCTGTTGCTCCGAGCACCAGAACTTTGTCTGCAGAAGCGAGAATTCCCTCAATTAAACCATTGTTGATGGTTGCAATCACAACTGTTGGTTGACCGAAAGAGCGGGTGTTAGCATCGTACACAATGGCATTCAATACTGTGGCGCCAAACAAAATCAGTGTGCGATTTTGATCAACCGCTATAGCTTTCATACTAAAAGAGCTGGACATGCCCGTAAGTGAATAAAATCCCTTCGATGCTGTCACACCAAGCTTTTCAATACCAACAGTTACCCAAACACCATTAACAGCTGTGTTGTCCACAAGACCAACAATCCCCGTCTGCCCAGAGCGAATCCAACCCAACTTCTTCCCGGCAGAATCCATGATACCCAGATCATGGGAGCCAGCATTCTGAATAGCGAATGATGGAATACCTGCATTCATCGTCGTAGCGTCAGGCAACGTTACATAATTACCGCTTTCTGTTGGAGTAATGCTTTGAATCGTTTCGGAAGAAGATGTTAGGGTGATGGAACCGCTAGCAGAATTCCCACCAATACCTAATAAAGAAGACGATAGACCATGCAGTTCATGATCTATTTGCGCAAACGCTCCTCTAATTCGCTCAACATCGTTAAACAAGAAATTATCTGAATTAGGTAACGGTAAATTAAAATTTACTGTTCTGTCGTCAATAGGCATAGATCACACGCCTCATATCGTCATGAAACGAAGATTTTTCACGCGAGGACGAGCTGATGTGGCGCCAGCCAGCTCAAGCTTGATCTGAATCATGTCTTCGTTGACGCTAGCAATCTCGTGTTTCATTTCGTAGAAACCATCGTCAATTGGAGAGGAGGACACATAAGGAACCGTTGTCCAGGTGTCCCCAACATCAACGCCCTTGTATTTCACAACCACGGATGAGCCACCAGGGATGATCGCATCAAACAATACCTTCACGCTTACATTGGTTCCACCTTTGATTGCGCGGGAAACATAATCGCCGTTTGCAGATACCGATCCCACCACAAGCTGCGTGCCGGGAAATAAGATAGGGGATGCATCCGCAGAACCATACATCTTGGCTGATATGCCGATATTACCAGTCACTGCTGCAGTCAACCGTATGGGCTGACCAGCAGAAACACTTATAATTTCACCCCCGGGAAGGGATAATTCGTACTCAATTCGCGTCACGCTACTGGGCAACTCTTCGGCGGCTATCAGCATCAAATCTGTTGCATCGGTAACGGCGATGCTTCCCAGAGAAACGGTTTTATTTGTCTGGGTGAATACAGCCTTGTTTAGCCGGAATGCTAAATCGCGATCTTGGTGGGCCGTCCATGTAGATGCGTTGGAAGAGGATAACAACACGCCCACCTGATAAGGCTGGCTGGTCACCCAGCGACTGCTTGCCGCATCCCATTTGCCCAACTCGGCAATGCGCATTTCAGTCACGGCATCGTCACACATGACAACCAGAGCATATTCGACTCCAGCCAAAAGATGAATAGGCGCTGGAAATGTTACCCTGGTGTGCACCGTGGTACTGATCGCGGACGGGGCTAACCTGGCCTCTCCAACCACGGACTGATTGGGCACGCCGTTGCTGGTTTCGCGAATCTGCATTACTACATCGGAAGAACCTTTCGCAGAGAACCACAGGTCTATAGCCGCGATCTGAGCAGGCTGCTCTAAAGAAAATGTCTGAGCTAGAGGGTCAACACGAGCCCCGAAAAACGTAACAGTGGTTGTCGTAACACTCCTGAGAACTTGGCTGTTGATGGTGCCATTGCCAACGAAAACGGCATCTCCATGAGAACCGCCAGCGCCATTGAATCGAACTCGCTTGGATCCTGCTGGCAAGCCAGCGGGAATAGTGAACTTGCCAGTAACCACACCTTGAGCATTAGCTTGAATAGTCATTTTTTTTCCTTATGACGCAACAGGGGTAACAGCGACACCATCGAATGTAACGCTGGAAAGCACTTCGTTCTGGCCAAATCCTGAGATTGTGAAATTAATATCTATCTGACGTAGAAATTCAGCCGGTCGGCTTGATCTGGACAGCGTTTGTACACTCGTGGCTATACCGACTCTTGAGTTTATGCCGCTCCCAACCACAATTCGTTGAGTGATGGAGGATGCCCAGGAGGTACTTGTAACTGTCCAGTTGTCGATAGCCGGAGTAAGGCGGACACTGGCAGGTAGCGGCTCGAATGCCATGTAGGGGTTGACCTTCATCGTGCCGGTGCGAGCTGATTGCTCAAGCACGGTCGATAGATTGTTTGTCATTGACGTGGGAGAAGATACATCAGACGGCATCAAGCTGACCTGATCGATTGTCACCGGCAGGGTCAGCTCACCCGAGAAAATTGCGCATGTTTGGGCGATACCCGCGTCCCGTAGCGAGTCATCCAGGAATGGATCGACAAAGAGACCTTTCTTCTGACCGGCTTCGGTCAAGCTTGCGCTCCCCTCCAGACGTTGCTGGGCAATCAAGCCTAGCATATAGTCGATACGGCTATTGATCGCAGACAAGTCAGACATGGGCACGACGCGCACACCATCATTCTCTACGTGCCGCGTGGCACTCCAGTCTTGGTAGACTGTGGCCAACGGCAGAACATTATCAGGAACCGCCGGAATCTGTGGATTCCATTCTGCCGATACGCCTTTGAACCATACAATATCGCCATCGGCATTTAATGCGATTCTGTCATAACGCGGTAGTTTCTGGCTATAAGTCACCAGAATGAGACTGCCTACCACCGCCCCTTCTACTGTAAAACCAGTATCGTCTATTGCGGTAGGAGTAACTTCGGAAATATATTGATACTTAACTGTATAGGTTGATCCGGGAGCAGGCTCAGCGCCGCCAAGAGACCAGTCAACCTTTCCGTTTGCCAGCTTATAGTCAGTGCCAGCAAGATACGTAGTCCCTCCCTGCTTCACTTCCAGAAGCGACAGAACCGATGTGTCAGGCAGCGGGTCTTGTGCGCCAACAAAACCGCCATGGGTCAGAGTGACGGTCTTTTCCGCCGTAATTTGTACGCTAGCGATGTTCTCAATTGGAGTTCTGCCGGTATCGACGCGCTGAGCACTCACCGTCGTGCTGGTGTGCGGCTCGGAAATGATATTACGCAAATCCGGGATGACTGGATACACTTCACGCCGGGAGGTTTTTAGCTCTACACCATATCCATAGACACGAGCACGACCTTCACCGACCGAATAAACCTGCTCTCCGGTTCCAAGATCATCCATCGCCTGGACAGTCAAACCGGAAACAACATAGGTGCCACCGGCGGAATCGCGATCATAGCGAGCAAGAGACTGCGTAACGGCATCCAGATTAGGAGGCGTTTCCTTGGCGCGCAGCTGGCCATCTTCAACGGTATAAACCGGGTAAAACTCCCCCGTCGCACCATCACCCTGGAAACTCCAGATAGCTTCAACCTTCAATCTGGCAGCACCAGCCTCCTGGTAATTGCGGACATCAATGGCTGGATCGCGCAATGCCGGATCATCCAACTCGGTGATGACAGTTTCAACCAGACGTATTCCGACCGATACCACGCCGGTAGTCGGGATGGTCATGGTTTTGGATGGAATCCCACGCACTGCACCGATCAGATAAATTGCACCGGACTGACACTGCACCTCACCGGTAGCGCTGTTCACGATAATCTGCGCATCACGAACAACATCGCCATCCTTGAACAGAGCATCGGCAACGCCGCGAACACGATCCTCCGCGTATGACTGAACCTCATTTAACTCCGATGATTGCAGGACATAACCCGCGCGGAAAAGGTGTTTTTCGTATTTTTTCGCCGGATCAAATCGATTGTAATAGCCATCTATCATGGTTGATTAGCCTCAAATAGTAATTACAAATTCAAATGACTGACGAACAGCGGATGATCGGGAAAATTTTGGGAATCTCTCCAGTGCCAGCAGGATCCCAGGGGCTTGTATCTCAGACGGAATAAAATATGTTTGCCCTACCGGAAGCCCGGCGATCACTTGGGTGCCGGTAAAAACGCCAGCCTCACGGATTTCTGCACTGGGAGAATCAGCAAAATCAAAGTTGAATTTCATGTAGAGATGATTAGATGGCTCCGTCACTTCAGTGAAACGCCCAGTGGGAACAATGATTTCTCCTGCTTCATCAGGAACGCAGAATTTCACGGAAGTTGCAGCACGACGGCCTACTTCAGCTATCAACTCTATCTGATCCACGGTTTCAACAACTGGAGCTGCATCCCATGCCGTATCGCCGGAACCCCACGCCAGATGTATTGGCTGCGCCTTGATCGCTATCGCCATAGCGGCTCGACCAGAAAGTGTCAGAATTGCCATTCAACGAAACTCCATTAATTGTTTCGTTAAGCGTACAATCACGACTTGATCAAGAACCTACGATGCTGTTTAAGTATGATGTTAAAGCGGACAGTTCGTCTTGGGTCAGAGGTCGATTTATTACTATCAATCCTAGATTGTCTGTTGATAGGTTGAGATTTGCACCGAGCGTCAACCCTTGTTCAATTACTGCGCCGCCAATCGTCGCCCTAGCTCGGGTGGCATTCGTACCTAAGTCTGGATTGGTGGAAACCAATGCATCATCAACGTCGTCGTAATCAAGCCAATAGACTTGGTTATATCCAGCCTCATAAACATCATAATTACCGAATGTTTGCTGGTATGCAGTTGCAGCCTCTATACCGATCTCATACTGAGCCGAATGTATGATAATTTGTCTAGTGTTTTGATCGGTTCCAGTCGGGTAAACGTATCGCGAGCGGTTATATCCAACAGGAGTTATTCCAGAACAAACTATTCTTACTACCCTCCCACCATTTGGCCCATTTTCCGAAAGTATTTCTGCATATCCAGAACCAGCAACACTTACTACAGCATTACTAGGATAAAAATAGTTAGTTCTAGCGTAGAATGACGATGTTGTGGATGAATATATTCCTATCGATACATGCTTATTCGACTCAGGAGCATTAGGATCAACTTCAACTATTACTGATAAAGTATCTTGCGTACCTGTTGAAACTCCAAGCGATGCATTAAAATTCCTACTTGATGACACACCATCATTGGTAACTTGGTATGCCTTATCACCGGCATGAAGAGGATTGACCTCCACTTGACTCCAGCTAGCAGTAGTATTCCATCCACCTCCATTTGCTACTGGAATAAAGAAATCCCCAGAATAAGGCACTAGATTCCTGATACCACTTGTCGGCATACGCTTTAGTATCGGTTTTTTGGACGTTGTGGCTTGAGTTGCGTGGTTTCCATTACCGGATTTATCGAGTATTCGCCCAACCGACTGCCCCACTGACGTTACAGGAATCGTTCCAGCAGAATCTTGGAACATCGTGGAAAAATCAGACGGGTCGTACCAAAAACCTTGCTCATTGTTAACAAACAGGCCCATATCACCAATAACCGTCAGCTGCGTCGTAATCAAGAGCTCATCCACACCCTCCACCCATGTGGAACTGTCCCACTTTCCAACCCACCTTCTATCGGCATCATGACCAGAATCTATCAATACTGCGTAAAGAATATCTATAGATGCAGGATTATTAGTAATTGGTAAAAAAGCATAACCGGTTTGGATCATTTCGGCAGAGAACATAAACATGGTCTCAGGAAGCTCAACCAACCCCGTATAAAGAATGTCTATAGATGCAGGGTTATTAGTAATTGGTAAAAAAGCATAACCGGTTTGCGTCATTTCAGTAGAGAGCGCAAAAGCCTCGGCCAACAACTCAATCCACCTTACCCTCCGGTCATCAATGATCTCTTCTACTTGTTCATAAATAATCGTTACGACACCATCGGAAAGCCTCAAATCATCGTCTTCAGTTGCGCCGCCAGATAACGTCATTCCAGGCATGATCCGGATTATCCTGCCACGACCAAATACCGAATTAGTATTACCGAGAGACCAGGAATCCGATAGGCATATTGATGCCTTGGCGATAGTTCTAGGGTTGGGAATATCGGCCACATAAGCCAACTTTTCACTTGCCAACGTCATCAGCCCGTAGGCCATGAAGGGATAGTTCTTGATATATGTATCAAAATCGAGGCGATACGCACTCAAGGGCGAGTCCATCTCAAGTTTAATTCTGGCAACACGGACGCGTGTTTCGGATGCACTCACGATGCTATCTATAACACCTGCGTCAATATAAGCGGGGGGAACAAGCGGTCTGGCTTCCGCGAGCATAATGCCACCAGCCTTGTTGCGTTTTATCAGCGGAATAACCTTGCCCCAATTTATGCCTGCATTACCAACCGGCTGTATGGTTGCGAACGTGTAATAGTGCGCTCCATGTAGATGATAACGGTCATTCAGCTTCGATCCACTCAGAACAAAAATATCTTTCCAGGGCTCGTAGATATGCACATTTTCTTGCGTCAATCGCTTGATGGTATCTTCGATAGCAAACGCATTGTTTCTCGGCCTGAGCACCTCCTCGATGATGTATGCGCTATATTCCGCATCGGTTCGTCCTTCGCGTGGAAAGCCGAAATATTCACCCCAGTAATCCAGCCATTCACTTTGCGCGGTATCAAGGTACATCTGGAGCAAGGCTTGATCAATGCTGCCAGCAGCAATTTCAAGCTCAGTCGCGTAAGAATCCATCAAAGACCAAAGCAGGCTCTCATAGACTCTCAGCGCATCGCCATTGGATTGAGATTGACTGCCGGAACCAGACAACAGGATTGCAGACGAGCGACTTGAGAGCTCGGAATCCTGATAAACAACCTGGAAGCCAGAATTTGTCAGCGCATCAGCTAATTCATTAAGCGTTAAGGAGGCAAGATTGAAATCAGTTGTGTTTTCCGATGCCTCCGTACCAACCGATAACACACGATTATTAACAGTCCATCTGAAAATATCGGGATGCTGGACACGCAACGCAATTTTCGCATGAGGCGATTTATCGAACGGCGAATGAAGCGATTTAAGCAGGCGGTCAAACATTGACTTCAATGACAGTAAAATCACCTAAACGCAGCACCTCATCATTGCCGCAAATGATATTTGACTCATTTGAGACAAAGATATCTTTGATGCCAGCTACACTTAAGGCTGCATCAGTCAGGCTTTTCATGTAAAGCACGCTACCGGATTCAATGCTATCGAATTCTGTTTCTATCCTTGCCTTGATTTCATTGATAAGAGCCGTTGTGAGAGAGTAACCAGGGAACAGGCTGACATTCATCGTCACATTGATGGTCTGTTCGGTCATCTTCATGACCGTCACGCGAATGCCTGCTGAACGGTAACCTGGTATTTTCGTTCCGTCTTCCAGTTCATAACCATCCACTAGCATTTGCGCTTGAGTGACTAGCGCATCACTAGCAATTCCACCGGACCCATAAATGTGAATGTCAACGTGCCCGATTTCCTCCTCAATACCAATTCGGGCAACATACTCTATTGTTTCACCTAGCTCAGATTTGACTACAGCAGAAGCAACCGCAAATTTGATAGCCGCCAAGGTGCCGCGAGATAGCGACAGGATGAAATCGGAAAAACGGATTTTGCGCTCTTCCTCGGTCTCATCATCCCTGCCGTTATTAATTGGCAGGTTGCTGATAACCACATTGCTATCGAAAAATGACGATTGGACAATGGTTCCTGCAGAGGTGTTACCCAGCATACCAAGCAAAGATGCTTCAACCTGTATTTGCACGAATGTCGTACCTGTCAGCCAAGTAACATCCTGAACGCTTTTGTACTCACGCCCATCAATCGTTAGAAAAACGGTTCCCTCGGGAATCAAAAGATCGCTGCTTCTTGCTGTACCCTGCGTAACGGTTACGGTACCGACTGCAAGTGCAGCAGGAAGTCTCTCAAAATTAAATGCCCGGAAAAGAGCAACAGGGATAGCCTCTCTCAGACCGATAAAAAACTGTTGATAAAGCTCTTCGATCTCGACGGCTGGCGCCTCAACCAACGTCCTGGCAACCGAGCCGACATTGAAATCGGTGATTTTCTCCTGCGTCGCCTTCATCCAGTTGATCATGGATGCAACACAGGAACGGAAATCCTTAATTTGGAACATATTAAATCACCACCTCCAAATTGACCGGTCTGCCATGGATTGTCTCGGCATTCACCTCAACCCTGATTTTGTCCCCTACCGCTTCCGCTTTGGATTGAATGACGCGCGATATTCGTTCATCAGCCGCAACCACCGATTTTGCGTACTCAGCCGCCATGATCGCGGATACCGGCGAGCTGACTTCACCGATGATCCTCGGAATCATCGAGCCATATCTGGGGTGAAATGGGAGATTACCTTTTTCAGTAATCATGGCGTGATTCAATGCCTGCCTAAGATTGGGAACGCCAGACGCCATGGCGAAATCGCCCCCTTCGGTTGCTTCGAGCAATTTATTATTGAGAGCCACGTCCCTAAGAAATGCATCATCGGGAGACCGTGTTGCAGGCACAAACGGACTTGGAGCAAGCACCTTGATTGGATTGCCAGCTAGTAAAACTCCTGGAACAACCAGATCAGGATCGCTGGTGATGAATGGCGGTCTTAATTCATTCAGCGCAACCAGATCGGGCCAGCGATTAGCATCACCCAGTTCACGAAAAGCAATTGCCTGGATCGTATCGCCATGGAATGTCTCGGTGATTCTGTACGCAGGTATCTGTATTCTTGGCGGCGCCATCAGATCGCCACCCCAGCAACAACATTGTTAGTGTGCGCAAGCAATTCACTTTGCGACATGGGCGATAAGACCGGATCGGTTCTTGTCAGGGCAGCAAGGCTCGATTGGGCAGCGCTGGATACCGTCACTGTCGAATCGGTTTCAGGTGTAATAGCTGCGAAGGTATTAGTATTAGCGTAGATGCTGGGCGGTCGTCCGCCTGCCGTAGACGAGCAATTTGATGCGCCGTATACCGAAGAGTAATCGTCATAATAGGGTGTGATCCCTAGCGCGTTGCGTGTCAGGCAGAAAATAGACGAGTATTCCGTTGCCACTTTGGATAATTGCTGTTTTGCAAGCGATGGCAGGTCTAGTATTGCCGATATGGATCGCGCGATATTCATTCCTGCTTGCGCAATCTCTCGCGCCGTCAAGATAACTCTAGCAACCACATTGACGCCGGAGCGGATCATGCCAATGACTGCATTCATGATCTTGCGCGTCATTTCCGCAAACGCTTTAACTGGGCCGAGAATATTCTTATCTATCCACTTCGCCGTATCATTCAGGAATTTGGTAATGCGCCCGATTGCCCCGAGAAAACCGTCTATGACCGATGGCATGTTGGGTTTAACCGGTGCTGGTAAAAATGGCGATGAATCGATATCCGGGCTGATTACCGCCATCGAGATATTGAACTGTGCGAGCAGTGGCCTTGATTTGCTGCGACGCAATACAAATTGAATCGGTACGACATGAACCGCAAACTGATCTAGGGTGTCAACGAATATCAGTTTTGTTTCATCCGGGTTCGATCCTGCATTGATCCGCTGCTGCCGAATTTCATGCCATGCATCAATCTGCGCTTTGAGCTTGATCATCCGGTCTAATCCGTCACCGGAATCATGTTTGACCCGCCAACCGGTATTACCCGATATATTGATGGTAGGCAATCCCTTCCCGAAGCTGTCCGCCCAGCCCAGCGATTCTCCGCCAAGTGTCTGATGAACCGTTACGCGCGAAGGATCAACCCTTGTCAGTTCTTCGGGACGAATGACAAATTTGTACTCTTGAATCTCACTTCTGTGGTATCCGGCCAAGATAAAAGAAATTGGCCTGTCCCCTGCTTTCTGTGATTTTGGTGGCTGTGTCTGGATCGTGAGCATGCAGGTAAATTAGCATCACGACTCCCTTATACTATTACACGCGATGGTCATGGTAGTATCATTAACTTATTAATATAACAGGAGGTATAAATTTGAAACATCACTATGAAATAGCAAAAGAAGCATTCGCCATTCTCCAATTTTATGGAGACTCATACGCAAGCAGCCAACCCTACCAAATAGAATTGAATAAAGTTATAGATATGCTCAAGAGCAAAGCTGAATCGTATCCAGCAGATAATACGCGAGCAAAAAAATTCCTTTTAGCATTTGCTGATGCTCTTGCTCACGAGAACAAACCCGATGAATATAAAAGTACTTTTTAGGTTTTCAATGGATTAGATTTAACCAGCATGTTAAATCAGGCGCTGTAGGAATCCCCTACCTTTAGGCGGGGGAGGATGTCAAATTCTCAAGAAAAACGCACTTCGAGATTTTTTCCGAGTGCTGCCGCGTATTTACGTAGCGTATTCAATGAAGGGGATGGCTTGCCGGTGATCAGCGCATTTTCCAGCCGGGCTACTGCGGTCGCTTTAGTACCCATGCGTTCAGCTACCTGGGCCTGGGTCAATCCCGCTTCTTTACGTGCTTTGAGAATAGCGTCGAGCATCGGCATTTCTTCGCGCTCAATGCGCTCATATTCGGCACGCACAGCGGGGTCGGACAGCATTTTCTCTTTCATCTCGGCATATGTCATGGTGGGTGGGGTACGCTCAGCATCCATTTTTAATCTCCTTCATTCTGGTTTCAGCAATCCGCTTATCTCGCGGCGAGGCTTTCTGCGACTTCTTGACGAAGCTGTGCAGCATCACAATACGGCGGCCAACCAGCGTACAGTAGAACACGCGGGCGATGCCTTCCGCGCCTTTCAGGCGCAATTCGAGCAATCCATCGCCAAAAGCTTTGGTATGCGGTTCGCCAAGATTCGGCCCAGCGGTTTCCATTCTATCCGCCAAAGTAATGAAACGCGCAGCCAACGTACTAGGCAAGCTTTCAATTTCAATACGGACCGTTTCGCTGTAAAAATTGACGCTGTATTTCATAACACAAATAATAACATATTTGTTATTATTTGTTGACAAACTCTGCTCTACGGGGATATAGTGCGTTTAGGTGCTAGTAACACCATTTGAATAGCGTAAGCGGACATCCGCGCCCGTCAGCATGCGGTTTTTTTACGTCCATAGATTTCCTATGGCCGGGTGTGCGAGGAATAAAAGACCCGTAAGGGGAATCACTCCGCCTGACTTACGCCAGGTTACTAGCACCTGGCCGCCAGTATGTTGCTGTTGGTCAATTCCATAGTAAGGAGCGTAAATCATGACCCAGTTACTCGAAGTTGCATTCCATGGCAATACCCTTCTAGTTACCGAACACGAACAACAACCTTTCGTTCCCATGAAACCTGTTATAGAAGGTATGGGGATGGATTGGAAATCTCAGCATACCAAAATTTCTGCAAATAAAGATCGATGGGGTATGGTGATTATCACCATACCTTCCAAAGGCGGCGAACAGAGAGCATCTTGCCTTCCCCTCCGTAAACTCCCCGGCTGGTTGATGTCGATTCACTCTAATAAAGTCAAACCGGAGATACGTGATAAAGTCATCGCTTTCCAGAACGAATGCGACGATGTTCTGTGGGAGCGCTGGCAGAAATGGAATAACCAAGAAACCCAACTCACAAACAATTCTTGCCAGTTAATTACTGTCAATCAACAAGGCGTTCTCTTCAACCTGATGGCCAGCCGTTTCCCTGATGGGCGTGACCGCCCTTATGCGTGGGGAAGATTCAACAATCATTTTCGTATCAATAGCTACAAGAATTTGCCGTTTACAAAATACGAGGAGGCTTGCCGGTATATCCCATCCATTCCAGGCAAGAATGAAGTTAAGGCGTTACCTGCTCCTATGCCTGCGATCAAACCACCCGTTTGGACAAAGCCCGATCCTGCAGGCTCAGCAGACGCAATACGTAATATCCAGACAATGAGAAGCATCATTACAGAATTGCAGACCTGGTGTCATGAGCTTCCCGCTGAAGCAGGGATGCCGCTATGGGAAGCACTGGATGATCTCAAAAGACTTCTGATAACTGGTTCGACTGAGGTCAGCGAAGCACTGACTCATCTGGAATTCAGTGTACGATTCCTTAAACGCTGGGCGGGAAGGAATCAATAGAAAACACATAGGAAAGAGCGTCAAAGCTCTTTCCTTTCTCAGGCAAAATAAAAAGGAAGAATAAGATGAAAAAATGGTTGTTTACGATGTTGATGCTCTATGCATTTCTTTCTATATCTATGAATTCGATGGCAAGTCAGATATTTGAAAAAGAGATGTGTTCCGTAAAGATTGGGTTTGAATTTAACAAGGAAGGATCGGCGCTGGTTGTACAAAATAAATCAGAAAAGAAAATCTCTATAAAACCAGAAGATATAAAAATATCTACCGGAAAGATAAAACATGATGTTTGCACAATTCATCATATTTCTTTATTTGGGATAGGGTCACCTTTGCTAGATGCTTCTGTTTCTGCTGGAGAAAGCAGTGGATTTGTATTGAGTGGTTGTTATCCGCTTGGAGAAAAACTGGCAATAAACAAGCCAGTAACATTTCTAGCTATTGGTAGTTTCGTGATTCTTGACGTAAAAGCCAAAAGCAGCCACGAATCTGCTGAAAATTTATGCCAGAAATTAGAAAATCAATTTCTTCTTGATGAAAAGCGTGAGACGAGGAAATTGAAGCCTAGAGTGCAAGAAGGCGGTTTTAGGTAATAAGTGTATACAGTTATAACGTGTGTCGTAATGTTACTTTCATGGCGTGAAGATGACTAAACTGGCACTCCAGTATTGTCTGGTCCAGCATCGACGCCAGAATGACGGTGCGATCTACCTATATCCACCCCATTGTGAGTCATGCTGTCGCTGTTAATCGCTACATTTGCATTTATCATCAACGTATCCGCGTTCATGACGATGGCTTGCGCTGTGTGAGCAGCATTTCCACTTGTTTCAATATTGAGATTGCCAGCGTGTACCAGCGAGACATTTCCATCGGGATCAATGGTGATTGTTGCCTTCGTGCCGCCGCTGTTTTTAATCGCTAGCCTGAATGAAACCCGCTTATCAGTATTGCGATCAGTCTTCCATTTTTTATCGAAGTCCTTGCCGGTCAGGTCATCATGCTCGGGTGAAACGGCCATGCGAACATAAGTTCCGCTCGGGTGGAACCATTCAACATTGCCATCCTTATCTATCGTGCTATACACATCAGAATGGTGACGATCTAACTTTCTGCCCTCTTCCGCAAACAGCATCTGATTGATTTGTGGATAGAGAAAGCCTACGACCACAGGCATTCTCATTGCATCAAAATAGGCCACGGCTGCAATCACGTCGCTCTCCGTGACCTTCGTGATATCCCATTTTGCGTCGCCCTCATCCGGTTGTGCAGGCACGGGCAAGTCAACAAGTCCGCTGCGCGTGCTGGCGGAAGAAGCAAGCACCTGCACTCCAGCTAGGCGAGCACCGTCGTCGGTCATGACGATATCGACCGAATTGTCTTCCGGGTGAATCGCTACCACACGTCCCAATCTCAACATTATCGCGTTCTCTCAGCTATCCAGGGGGATTGTTTGCCCGACTCCATTTTTACCCGCTCGACAAAACCAAGACCTCGCTCAAGCGTAAGTGTGGACACGAAACCGTTGTAGGGGACAAAGGAATGATCGACTTGCGTGACGTAATACAGCGCGTTGAACGCACCTCTTTTCAAGTTGATATACATTCCGGCTCGGATGCGCTCATTACCAAACATGCGAAGGCTGCCACGCTCCAGCACCACGTTATCCTTGTTTTGTTCAACCATGGCAACTCTTCTGTGTTTAACCCAGTCAACTACCTTGTCGCGTCTTTTATCTTCCTCTGCCTCCTTCAAACCTGATGTATAGGCGTCATTTGGCCCGGTTTGCGTCTCTCCGTACATGGCGCGAAGACCATACAGCCCTTCGCTTGTGTTCGGATAATTGGCTAGCAATACCGTATCTTTGTCGGGTGATGCGTGGACGGCGAACAATTGCCGGTACAGATCGCTGTTCAAATCAAACCGTGGACTTCTTACCCAATAAAAATTGGCTATATCTGCATCTGAACGGGAGACGGTCATATTGATGACGCGACCAATCGGCACATCAATAATTTCAGGATCGGGCGCCCTCTCTTGAATTTTCGTTTTTCCGTCCACCTTCAACGCGGGTGTCGGACGAAATACAACATGCACGCCGTCCTCCTCATCTTGAATAAACAGCTCGTTCCAGATTCCCACATCGGTATACATGCGCATCAGATTATAAAGTGTTCCCTCCTGGTTCTGCGTTCCCGATATGCTGGTACGGCTGCCATCATCCATAACTCTGTCAAGCTTGAACTCCACGGGATTTGAAGAACCTTCAGGCATCAATCCTTTCAGATACGGATTGATTATTTTTTCAAATACGTCCCGAATGAATTTGTGGGATGGGTAATTAGTTTCAAACCCCATCCCGTATCGTTCGAATAGCCTGAAATTGGTAATCAAATCCTGCCCGATTACATAACCCGGCAGAAATAGAATTTGCAGCATTTGCCAGATTTTGCCGTAATCCTGCCCTACCAGCACAACGCTCCGCTGCGGTTGGCCGTCCGCTCCCATGGATTCTGCGCGCCGTATCTCGCTGATGAACCCCCGCATGACGATTGGTATCTCGGTCGTGTCGTCGTGCTCATGCTTCATCCTGATCTCAATGAAGTCCATCGGCTCGATCAATCCATAAAGAGACTCAAAAGAATCTTTTTTGCCGTGGAAACGGTCTATCAATAATAACGTAAATCCCCCTGATGGCTCCCTGACAGATTTGGAGGTCAGCACTGAGGCCCCATCGCCGAGATATGGCGATAGGTCAATAATGTAATCAGCGCTCTTATAACGAGTGGACACCGGATCGTTACCCTCCACCGTTTCTCTGCCAATCGTTTTATGCAGCGTTACTTTTAGCTGCGGATTATAGGTATCGACCGTTCTCATTTACATTCCATTAGCCGAAGGCAATTTGATACGGGTAACAGGTGCCTCAATCGGGCCTAACGGTCTCCCGCTGTGATCATTCATCGTGCCGGTTACGTGCAGGGACAGCTTCGTTTCTTGAGATTGATCAGCAAATCTTTTGTCATGCCCTTCCGGTAATCCCTTCATAATAGAATTGACATAGTTATTCGTTTCTGGAATATTTTTATACCTATCTCCAAATTTCTTTACATTCCCAACACCCCAGTTATACGCCGCAAGCGCTTTTTCAGTATCTCCGCCAAACTCCTTGTGCAGCCAATCATCATAGTCAAGGCCGAACCTTAGATATTCTTCCATAGAATCATCTCGTAAAGGAATAACATTGCCACCTGGGTTTTTTCCTGTTTCCGGCATGACCTGCGTTATTCCAAGAGCTCCTGCTTTTGACCTAAGCAACTTTCCGTCTTTACCTAAATGCCGCCATCCAGATTCCACGGCCACCTGCTTTTGAAAAGTCGGCTTATCACGAATTCTTTGCGCAAGACCCGGTGGCAAAGAAGCAAGCACCGACTCCATCCTTTGCTTTGCATCATGACTCATATTGACTTCGCTACTCGTTGCCGGACTTGGAGCTGGAATTGCATCAGGCAGCTGACCGGCTGTAGCAGCCGTGGATATGCCGTTAATCTTATCCAGCTTGTTTCCTGCGGCATTCAGCTCTTTATAAATTTCTCCGTCAAAACTTTGAATAGGTTTAAATCCTGCCAATCTTGCCAGATGGAGAATGCCATCTTTCATTGTGTCGATTGCGGGAACAAGCCTCGACGCCATATCTTGCAGTACGCGATTTGTTTCGGACAGCAGCTCTTGCGTCTTACTACCTTCCGTCTGTTGCATTTCGCGCGTGGAAGTGAGCTTCATTAATACGTCTCTAAAAGCTCCCTCATCATCTCCCATTTGCGCTTTAATCAGGTCTTCCCTTTCCTGATCATTGAGCTTGCCTTTGTCCGTTCGGTTTAGAAGGTCTCTTGCCGCGCCATCCAGTGTTTTTCTGTCGCCGGTGAATATGCTCGCCGTAGACATGATTCCGGTGCTGGAAAGCTTAGATATGTCTACACCCAAACCGGACAGATGTGTTTCCATTCCTCCCAGCATTTTTGGGTTTTGCTTGTGCAGCACATCCAGTGCCATGGCCTGGGAATGATTCACGCCAAACATACGCGACATAGCGTTCAGCCGCAGCCATGGATTGCTATAATTGTCGCCAAGCCCACCCATTACATGGGAGAACAGGGTATCGCTGGAATTCCCCGCTATTCCAGGAGCAGCCACACCTCGCATCTTCGCCCAGTCTGTGAAAAGCTTCCCGCCGAACGTGCTCGCCCCCGTGGAAAGCAACCCTCCCTCTTGGAATAAAGTTGACTCAACTGGATTGAGCCCGAGGCGCCCCAGAATTGAGTGCAAGAAATTCTGCCCGGCCTCCCCCGCTCCACCCCCCTGCATGATGGCCGAATTGGCGCGGCCAAGTATCGCTGCCGCTCCCTGTGGATCAAGACCCGGTATGCCGGAACCCACCATGCTGGACAACATTCCCGCATAACCTGCCACATTAGGCACGGTCAAACTCATGCGCGCCTGGTTCGCGGTATAACCGGCTATTGCCTGCATCAACTCATCGGCTTTCGAGAACGCGCCACTTCTGGCGATCCCCTCCCCGATCATGAGCCCAAGCCGCCTGGTGTCCGATTCGTTGTTGGTGACCTTGAATTGGCGCATCTGCGCGAAGAACTGATTTCCCTGCTTGGTATCCAGGCCGAGCGACCATGAGAAGCCGCCGCCGAAGGCCACTTCTTTCGCCAGATTCTTGGACTGATCGCGGCTCAATCCTGAAATCTTCGCAAACTCTACGGCCAGCTCCTGAGTTTTGCCGAATGTTTCCCAAATTTCACCAGCAGAGAATCTTAACGAGCTTTTGAGCTCATCGAATCCGACATTGATATCACCCAGAGAGCGTTTCAGGCGATCATAACCAATGGCTTCTTGTTGCGCGTCACCTATTTTCTCTCTTGCCGACGAGATCAGCTTGCCGACACCCAGCGCAGCAAATCCGCCCGCCAAACCGAACAATCCAGCTTTTAAACCGCCGGACATGCCAGCGCTGACAGCATTGCTGATCACTTGCCCGCCAGGCCCGGCAGCGCCCATAGCGGAATTGAATACGTTACCTCCCCAGTGCTTCCAGCCTGCTGTCGCGGGAGTTCCATTTGTTGGCACAGGCAATTGCGAGCCGCCTTGATTGCCGGTAGTGGTCCCCGGCATGCGTGACGCGAACGTCGTACCAGCCGTAACATACTGAAGAACGTCAAGCGCCTTCCTGGCACCCGCACGCTGGTTCTCATACAGCCTATGAAAATCGATATCGAACAGACCGGCATTGGATTGTCCGGTATCTTTTAGACGCTTATTGAAGCTTTCAGATAGCCGTTTTAGAGCATCAAACTGATGAATGACTTTCTTGATATCATCGGCTGTCGCATCGTCAATAGGATTGAATTTAGTATTATTGGCTTCAGCAATTGACTTGGCCAACCGGTTCATCTGGCTAGAGAACTGCTGAACCACCTTATCCAGATCACCGCTATTGAAATCAGCGCTAATTGGTATTCTTACATCAGCCATCTACAACTCTTCCCAATCGTCGTTTTCCATTTTCTGAAGAATGTCATCCAGGTCGAAATCTTCATCCTCGACTTCATCCGCCGTGGAATTTTCGTAGTAGTAATGCGCCCAATAATCCGTCTCGATATCCTCAATCGTTAGATCAAGGAATTTCGGATCATTCGGTGTAAGTTGGTATTTCCTCCTGAACCAGAACTGCAAGGTCTTCGCCAGCTCCTTGCCCCGTTTTTTTGCTTGATTTGCCGATTCCCGCGCGAAAGGAATCCTCCCTAGCGCGCAGCGCTTCATAAACGCGAAAAATACGACTGTACGATTCGTCGTCCAGCGGGTCCATCTCATCGATGTTCCAATCTTCCGGCACGGTTACTGCGAGCACTTTCAGATTCGCTACCATAGTCGCCATTTGCGCGAGCCATGGCGTAGGCGTATCCACCCCTTCCGTCAACCTCGAATACTCCGCGCCAATCTGGAATTCATCGCGCATGGTGCGTTTCGCAAGACGGAATCGCCCAATGTCTTTCACATCCACATAAAAATCGGTTGCAAGCAATTTTCTGCCGGTATTTTGCTCTGTTGCTGATTGCATTTCATGTCCTTTATTAGCAAAGCAATTTCTCACTGGCGAAATCGCCAGTGAAGATTCGTTTTCCACCTGGAATTTCCCAAGTGAGAATTCAAAATCAAACTATCGTGCCGACTACATCAAGCGCCATGAACTGTCCGGAAGCCATGACGATAGCGTGCTTAGATATTTCCAGATCGCCGCTCGCATACGAGCAGCCGATGTATTTCCTAAGTAGAGTGCCATCATCCTTGCTGTAAACCTCGATATCGAACACAAGACCTTGCAGCACGCCGTCACCGTTTTCCATGGTGATACCTGCTTCCCGCATCGATCCTTTGTTGAGCACCATGGTTTGTACTTGCAGGTTATGACGCGCCATTGTTGGCACGTACTCGTGGACGTGAATATCGCCAATACCGCTCATTGGCTCAGGCGAATAATCGTCATTCATGCGCACGGACTGCACCGCGCCAATCTGTTTTCCGTCAAACATCGCCACGATCCGGTTGCCTGAACGTGTTTTAAGATTTGTTCTCATGTTTCAATAGCTCCCGTTAGGCTGCAGTCGCCGTACCGGAATACGGCACAGCAAAGATTGTCACCGGAATGTAGTTCACTGGAATCACCGGGCTGCATTGAAACTCAACCCTTAGCACATCCCCTTCCAGCGAAGCCGTAATGTTTTTATAAGCTGGATTGGCCGCGTCTCCCACGATCACGCCAACGCCCTGCGGCTCCGGTCTGGACAATTCACGCAAGGTCGATTCAACAATGGATACTGCGCGGGACAACGTGATTGGATTACCCCGCTCTCCCCTAAGAATATCCAAAGATTGGCGCACGTTACGCGCCACAAAATCGGTCGCCACGCCGGTCGAGACTTCGACGCGGTTGTAATTGTCATTCACCAACCAGGTAGATATCGACTTGACCACCTTGAATCCGCTGTTGGTATTTTCCACGCACAACACCCCGCCGTTGATGAGCTGATCGGTATCGGTCGGATTGCGAAGATCGCGTTCCAAGCCACGCACCTTGATGGTCTTGTTGGTCAACGCCGTTCCGGGATTAACGCCAGAAAATGCACCCGCTAGCAATGCTGCCATAATGTACGGCTCCATCAGCACCAGCTTACCGTTGGCGTCATAATCGTAGAAACCGAGATGCACTAACGATGCGCGGTCTGAATTGATCGCTTTTGCCGCATCGATGGCCACCTCATCCGCAGTGCCCGATACCGTGCCAACAATCGTCCGCCGCTCCATCCTGCCGACATTGCTCATGAAAGCTACGTGCGTGTCGGCCATGGCATGAATGCTGGAATCGCCGGATATCGGCACCACCCATTGCACATCGACCGTTTGCAGTGTTGTGAACGCGTTCTGCCATTCAGTATTGGTGACTACGCCATCGGAACCACCTGTCAGATAGGTATAGCCGATGTTGGCTGGTACCGCCCCTGCATTAGCCTCACGTGTAGCCGTGACGAATCCCTCAGAAGTAGAATTGATCCAGTCAACTACTGCCTGCAGATTGGCTGTCACCGTGTAAGGTGTGGAACTAATCGCTTGATCGGTCAGACTATCCAGTCCGTTTAATGCCTCCTGATTGCCATTACCATCAAGCACATCAGCCGTGAATCCTGAAACGACATTAATGCGGTCAACCAGTTGTTGCACGGTCGGATAATCTGCAAGAGCGATAGTAGCGACAGCAGCCGCGTCCACTTTCAGGGTAACGGTTGAATTGGTAACGCTGATGGTAGCCGCTCCTGCACTTCCGTATGCAAGACTGAATGCATTACGAGCCACGTTATCTTCTGTGTAGAACGCAAGACCGTAAACCGTTGTAATCTTTTTGCCTGACACGGAACCTGCTTCAACCTTGACCTTGATTTGATTCGTGTGGATGCCATAGTCGGTTGACTTCAGCGTGATTACATTATTGGCAGAACCGTCCTTTAGCACGAGCGATGATTGCAGCGCAGGATTGACGCGCACCACCACCACTTCAGCAGGACCGCCGGTTTGTGATGACGGATCAAACGCCTTCAATACCGCAGTCAGCAATTCGCCATTGCGCAGTGTCTCAATAGCCCGCGATGGACTGCCGAAGCGCAGCGCCTTGTTTGGTTCGCCGCCGCCAGCGCGACCAATGAGCGCTACCACATTGCCGACGCTTAGGTTCTTGTTAGCCATTGCGGTATCATCGACCACCGACATCGTGGCAGGCGACACCCACAATCTGCCATTAAAAAATACAGTCATGTTTTACCTCTTACGCTGGTAGATTAACAAAAGCATCGAACCGTGAGCGAAAATTCGCTTCGGTATCCTTGACGCGCCCCGCTTTCTTCTCGACATGATTAAAAGCGCCAATCATCTCCACACGCTTATCTGTACCGGATAAACGAGCGCAGAACTCGTCCAGCGTGACTGCATCAGCTGGCTTTTCTTGAACCGTTTCGGTGACCGTTTTTTCCTTTGCCATAATGTTTTACTCCGTGAATACAATGGTTGAATTAACCTGACGAATAATATTGGGATCGTCCATCCTGATTTGAGCGGGAGCGATACAAGAAAAACTACACATGCTTTGATAGACAGGCGCCTGGTATGAAGTGAAGTCCTCCACATCACGCTGGCTGGTTTCTATTTTGATCATGCCCTCATGATCAAACAGGGACAGATTGGCTTGAATAATCCGCCGAACTGCCTTGCGCATTTCGATACGTTCATCTGGATTCAGCGACCAGGTAACAATCTGGAGTTGCACGCTCGCAAGCCAGCCTTCATGCACCTCCCAGGCATCTTCATCCTGATTGTAAAAATCCGGCATGAATGCCTCACCTAGACCGCGCTCAGCCGGGGATTCGGACTCAAGATGCACGGTCACGCACGGCCAGCGCGTATCCTCGAATACGGGAGGAGCAGTCAGGATCGGCACTGCGTTATATTCATGTGTGATGACACCACGCTCGACTTCCACACGAAAACCATAATCAAGCCGGTCACGCAATAAACTCAGGACATCCGTACTTGCTTCTTCGTAAGAAGCATGCGGCATGCCTGTTGCCGTTGCGCTCGCTAGCCAGGCGCTATTAACCCAGTAATAAGCTTTGTAGTAATAGAGCTGATCGTTTACCAAGAACTGATGATCTACGACTGTGCCTTCATCCCCCTCATACACAAGGAACGCATTAGGATCGTCGAATCCTGAAAAATCATCTGTTTCTTTGCGTAGCACGCGCCACTTGCCTGCGCCCGCAACGAGACTGAGTAGAAGGCGGATTGCATTACCGGACGCGATGGGCTGAACAAATCTGATCATGATGCTGCAATCATGGCATCACGACACGGAAGATAATGGAGCCTCAAATTTAGGCAGATGAAATTATCTTTACCGGCATTGGATATAGCACACTTACCCACATCCTTATCCACGTAAATTGTGAATTAGTGACACATAGTTGTCGTGAGCTAAAAATCATCCTATCAAGGAGACCGCCAATGGCAGAGTTCAGAATCAGCGTTGATTTGTCAGATGTGATTGCTGCAGGCAGAGGCATTATCACAGCCGAGATATTCCCATTGCTCAATCAGGCCGTTCGTGCCGTTGCACAGCAAACAAGAATCGACTGGCTGGAATCAGTGGAACGCGCGAGACTGTGGCGAGGAGAAAAGGATGCTTACAAAGCGACGATTCAGTGGCAGATGATCAATGACTTCGAAGCGTTAGTGTGGGCAGATTATAAATACGCGAAAGAAATTGAGCGGGGACGCCCAGCAAGAGACTTGAAGCGCATGCTCAATACCAGCCTGAAGGCGCGCACATCGCAAAAAGGGAGCCGATTTCTGATCATCCCCTTCCAGCACAACACGCCAGGCGCGAATGCTACCGGACAGGCTATGCCGAATGAAATCTATGATATGGCTAAAACGCTGTCCTCGTCCATGGTGACTGGGCAAACGCAACGTCTATCAGGCACCGGCGCATACGATATTCAGTCAAGGAAACGATTGACGGTCAACCAGAATATTTACAAATGGGGAGGGAGTTTATCAGGAGACTCTATTCCAAATCGATTTGCTGGCATGCGTCGCTTCGACACCAGCGCAGGCGGAGCAAAACGCAGCACTTACTTGACATTCCGCGTCATGTCAGAGAAGAGCAATGGCTGGGTCGTGCCTGCCAAACCAGGACTATTCTTGGCAAAATCAGTGGCGGAAGCCATGCAGCCGAAAGCGGAAAAGGTATTTCAAGAAGCTATACGAAGAACTATCTAGCGCCCAAACAGATCAAATCTTCTCGTTACGAGCTTTCTGGGCAGCCTTGCGCCATAATGGTGATTTCTATCTCCCGGCATTTCATCCCATACAAAATACTCTGAATACCGCGTACCCGATATGCTGTATTGAGAACCGACAGGAGGCGCGCCAGTAGTCCAGGATAGCTGCCCACTGCTATTTACCGCAGGAATACCACCTTCAACAACGGTATTGTTATTAATGATCCAGTAGACTCGTTCAATACCGCTCACCGGAAAGTTGATCTTGTCGTTCTGCCCACGCAGCAATACCAGTGAAAATGGATCGGTTGCATTGAGCATGGTGATTCGGTCAAACTGACCTGCATCGTAAAGCAGCGAACTTTCCGGCACGCTCAATACGGCATCGCCCGCCTCATATCTGCCGAATTGCGCCCATTGACGCAGAACGCGCTCACTTGCCATGCCCGCTTTAGCAGATACTGGATTAGCCCAGCTCCTGCCCTTTCCGCCGCACACCGGGCAATTCGGTTTAGCTGCGCCGCTATGCGGATTGACGCACGGGCACATGGAAGCTTTGCGCCACAGGAAATCCTGCCCCATCCCGGCCAGATGATCATTGAACCAGTCAACGCTGAACTCCATGATTAAACATGCCCCAGAAAGGCAATTCTAGGGCCATGCATAGCATCCCTCAATGCATCCAGCTTGTCTTCAATTCCATCATGCCACTTTTGCATATCCACGCTCATTGATTGACTTAGCCCGTCAGATGAGATCGACCCGGATTGCGGCAGGAAAGCATCCTGCATTATCCTCAAGATAGCCATTTTCTTGACCAGATCAGCCAAGTCCGGGTAGTCCTGATTAGGGTTACCCAATCCAGCCGTGTAACGCACATGGATCATAAATGGCACGGTCCTGCCGCCTCCCAGTGCCTGCATGATGAATGCGGACAATGGAGCAGAGAAAGACTGAGAAGCAGGAACCAGCCGGATATGACCAAATTTTTTATCCAGCCTGATCCATGATCGCGGAACTTCAAACACCTGATTGGTAGGAGCAGGATAGGCAAACTTGATTGATTGCACAGAAATAATCGGCTTTTCTTTTGTGACAATGTATCCCCATCGTTCACCCATAAAGAAATGAGCATCATAGTCATATGCTGCTTCCTGAGCATATTTCGTGTTGGCTGCCTCCAATGCGTCAATCTCATCTTGAAGCGCATCGTCAGGAATAATGAGCGTTGGTTCAAAATAGATTCTCAATTGCCTGGATGCATCAGCTTCAGCAGCTATCAACTTTGAATTCAGGTAGTCATCCGACAGGCTGGATGAATTGGGCAAAGCATATTTTGAAGCCAGCATTAATTGATCTTGCCTCAATGATGCTGTTGTGGCAGCTAAATCTGGAAATAGAGAACTCAATTTAACCTCCTACGACAAATCACAAAATCAACTGAAGACCTTGCGTCTGGATGAGTTGGTAAAAATCGCCGTCGTCAATGACCAGAGAATACGGCCATCCGGCAATATCTCCCACAGGATCACGTCCACGATCTGCAGCCATTTGATCCAGCAGTACCTTGAGTTGCGCAGCATCCAGCTGCGTCAGCGCTTGATGTGTCTGCTCTCTCAGATATGTTCTGCAGGCATAATGAGTTGCAGGCTCTTGGCCATCAGATGACAATCGCACAGAAAAAGTAAACGCACCACCCACATCAGGATCAATAATGCGCCCGACATCCTCGGCAATGGATTTGTGCTCAGCTGAAACCAGCAGGTTGTATAACATCACGCCACCATTTCGTTGTAAAAACTGGTTATCGCAGTCAGCTCATCAGCCGTGAGTGCGCGATTGATCAGTATCAGCCCAAGGCTGTCTGTATTGAGTGTTTGATTTGCACCGAGCGTCAACCCCTGCTCAATTACTGCGCCGCCAATTGTCGCCATAGCTCGGGTTGCATTCGCACCTAAGTCTGGATTGGTAGAAACCAGCGCATCATCTACGCCGTCGTAATCAAGCCAGTAAACTTGGTTATATCCAGACTCATATACATCGTACCCACCAATTGCTTTTTGATAATCTGTAAGTGCACCTTTTTCGAACTGAAAATTTGTAACTCCAATTGTGGAAATACCATCCCCTGTGTACTCCCTGAATGCAGCTGTGTCATTGTCAGTAATTCTAATACCAGCTAAACCACTACCATCATTCATGCTTTGAGATGTAAGCCAGAGTTTATATACACCGCCACCGAGATCTATATAACCCGCACTAACTCCCGCACTTGTTGCAATATTTTTCGTATCGAAATTAAAATTTGCAAATCTACCAACAAAAGAACCAGCTAAATATAATAGCGCCCTTCTGCTTCCAGAAATTTGTCTAACGTCACATGATACCGTACACGTATCACCAACAAGCAGATTTGGGATAGTGGTCGTTGGCGAAAGTGTGTGAACTCCGAAACTAGTAGTTTCAGTAATGCTGGCAGTATTGACCGTGACCCGACTTTTAGTCCACAGCAACGTAGTATTATCTTCACTATCGCCCACAACGTTTCGTATACCGCTCGTCGGCTGCCTCTTTAGTATCGGTTTTTTGGACGTTGTGACTTGAGTTGCGTGATTTTCATTACCAGATTTATCGAGTATTTTACCGACCGGCTGACCAAGTACCGCTGGAGTTGTGTCTGCTGAATCTTGAAACATCGCAGATAAATCTTGCGGATCATTCCAAAAACCTTGCTCACCGTTTGCAAACAGAGCTTTTAGATTAAATTTTATCGCTCTCCTGACAGGCACATTAAGTGCACCGATTCGCATAAGCATGAATCAAATCCTCGCCGCACTTACTGACAAGGTGCCATCGGCAAACACTCTCAGACATGCGATCTTACTGCCTTTGTCGATCTGAAAGTACTCGACAGCTCCAGCAGGTAACAGCATTGATGCGCCGGTTGCCACTGGGTTATCGCCGAAGGCAATGTAAACATCCACGGTTGAGCAAAGGCGCACAGTCCGCGTATTAATAGAAGCAGACTGCACTGACGATGCGCCGATTGCAACAGATTGCGATGACAGTATGCGCGCAACCGGATAAACGTGTGACGCGCCTTCGGTTCCATGCTGAGAAACCGAAGCTTTGGTGTCTCTATCCAGGGATCTCATAGTCATTACGATGACGCTATAACGCCAGATGCCCTGAGCGCACTTAATAGAGCATCAAATTCTGCTTTGGTAGGATTTGCTCCCGCCGCATTATCAACAGCAGCAGCCTGTCTTGGCAATGCGGCAACTGTTTCCTCCAATTCGATCAGTCGCTCTCCCAAAGACACTTTCTTAGCGCCTGGTGTCATATTATTCAGAATGCGCTTCTCTTGTAATTTATTCATTTGTTATTTCCTTGTCTTTTGAGCGACCAGTCTTCTTGTGTGGTTTGTTGACGAGGACAGATTGACTCTCAGGCGAATGGACTGCTGATTCATCACTGGTCATTTCTCCCTCCTGCTTTCCATTAGAAGGCTCTTTATCCACGTCAATCAGCTTGTATCCACCAACTTTCAGAAATCTATGAACTACCGTCTGATCCAATTTATCAACCGGATCGACCGATACCATGCCGCCTAACTTATAAGATTCAAATTCAATCCCGTTAATATTGCTCGACGCATTAGGCAAGGTGCAAAGTAATTTCTTAACCATTCCACTATCTCCCGTAACTCAACAGGAAACCAAAAGGATTCCTGCTGAGATTTAATTGCTGATTACGCGAATGGCTTCCACATCGCACCGTTGCTCACGATGTTCTTGATAAGGACATGGTGACGGCGTTTACCAATACGAAGATAGCCGAATAGCAATTGCGCCCAAGGAACAACCGCGCTAACCGTTGGGTAAAGCGGGAATTTCAGCATAGGCAGCAACTGTCTCCAGGTGATCGCCATTGCGCCAGGCGCCATATTCAGAATATAAGCGCTGGATGAACCGGGGATTTCACGGTTCAGATCGATGTAGGTTGTGGTAGCACCTGCTTTTGCTACTCGTGCCATCTGACGGACATCATTAGCGTTGGCCGTCCCATTCAGGCGGCTACGATAGATCACATAGCCAGTTTCTGCTCCACCAGCCGATGCGGTAATGGTCAGCGTGACTTTATCGCCAACCGCCACAGCGACCTGAGCAGATGCCTTACCGGTTGACTCGCCGGAAGCATTGACGCCGGTTACAAAGTAGTAATAATTGCCGTCATGCGCAGCGCCAAACTTGGAGCTCACATCACTTGTAGCCACACCAGCCACGGAAGCAGGCTTAATCGTATCCATTTCGGCAGCTTCCGCAGGATTACTCACCTCAAAAGGCATTTGCTGCCGCTCGTCACGGATAAATACGTCATTTACCGTTTTGATATTGCCCCAGCTCGTGCGAATACCTACAACTGGAGAACCCAGGCTGATACCGCCTCCAGGCACATCGGTTAACGGTACGCGCCATGCGGGATCAAGCCCGATATCAAAATCTGATTGGGTAAGCTGGCTCATGAAAAGGTGAGTGGGCGTACCGAAGTTACCGTATCCGGCAATCTGCGCAGCCGCTTTGCTTACCAAATCAATAGACGCAAGCGATTGACCCTCTGCGTCCAGGATGTTATCCGCCGAGACTTGACCAGCATCAACACCATCCAACAGCAATGCGCGCAATCCGTCATACTCGGTAGGAACAACCGTGGAATCGCCCTCAAAGCACAGGTATTCGGCATCCGTCAGCAACTGCAATGCGCCGTTCTGAGCTTCAACTGCCTCGGCATCCGCAATCGCATTTTGCAGTGTTTGCACGAAAGACACCTCGCGACGGGTCATCAGATATTTGACCATGCCGGTACGACGATTGTACTGACCTTGCGCCACACGGATATTGCCCGTCTCAGTATTAGTCGATCCGCCTAATCTACCGCCAACGCCTGATTGCTCAGTCCATTCATCTACCGTAGCCGTTGCATTGGTTTTTTGCAGCTCGTTGAATAAAGCAAAATGCTTATTCTCCTGGATAGTGGACAGCATGGTTTTTTCGAGCGATTGAATACGCAGCGCACCGCCACCAGTCAGCTGCGCAACATCAGTACCGTAACCCGCTTCAAGCGCCTTCTGCAAATCTTGAACATCCCCCAACGACATCTGACCAGTACCTGATGCATTGCCGGTCAAAGATTGGATTACTTGTGGATTCATTATAATTTTCCTTAACTTAGTGACTAATGATAACGATACGGGAACTTAGCTGATTACTCTGCTAACGATGTCCGACGGAATCGGCATGCCCTTGTTCAGATACGCTTCCGCGCGAGCCACGTCATTGCCGGTTATTTTTCCGGAAGCTTGCGCGCTCAATGCCTTTGTCATGAATTCATTTGCAGACATGCCTTCTTCTTCCTGAACAGACTTAACGAGAGCAGCGGACTTCTTCTCCACGACGCTAACAACCGCCTTGCGTCCGCGACCTTGACCGGACAATTGGCCGATCTTTTCCTGTAGAGACTTAATCATGTCTCCCTGTGATTTGATGAGCGTGACCGCAGTGCCAAGCGCTTTAGTCAACGTTCCTTCATTCTTCTCGATACGATTCATCAACGACTTAACCAGCTTGGTTCCGTCTTGCGCTTCAATGATTTCTCCGCTATCAAGGGTGAATTGAAATGATTTGGTCATGTTTTCATCTCCAACTTCCACTTCATCGTCACTTAGATCGTCGTCGCTTTCTTCTTCATTTCCATCGACATTTTCATTCTCATCACTCACATCGCCTTCACCACCTTCAGCCGCCGCAGCTTGGATCTTTTTATCATCCTCGCCAGTGTCGTCGGATGGCATGGCCTTGCTCATGGTTTCGAGTTCGTCTAACAGTTTTTCAAAACTCATAATTTTCTCCATATCTCCGTTTATTACCCGCCCGACCTGATTGCCTGGCGATTTTTCAACCCACGTTTTAAATCGCGCATGAAGCGCTCAACACATTCGGCGGCCTCGTCCCGAGACAACCCGAACTTCTGCGTGCAATGCGCAACCAGGTCACGTATCCCTGGGTTCTTACCGAGACTGCCTTTATGCAAAGCCTCCGATAAGCGATTGCGTAATTCAAAATATCCAATGGGATTGCCATGCAGGGATTGCTTGCGCAATGCCGCGCCGCCCGACAATTGAGCGGAATCCGTGCCGTAACCTGCTTCCAACGCCTTGGCGATATCAAGACCGGATGCCCCCCAGCTCTTGACGAGCACACCTATGGGAACGGTGGCCACTGTGGGAACCGCTGGATTGACTGGCGTTTTGCTAAAGCCTATATTCGACCAGCGCACTTTCTTGATCATGTTTTTGCGTGCCTGGGTGCCTGCATCAATTTCAACGGATCGCTCAAGAATTGATCCGCCAACGCTCGGATACCATCTCGCTGGAGGCTGTATTTCAGTCAAGCTTTCCCAGAATTGATTGGCCTGTTCAGCGGCAACACCTTGACCAGAATAAATCTCGCCTTTAACAAATGTCTTGGCACCATCAAAGCGGACATCAAGCGGTCTACCAATCTCGTAGTTCTGATAATCCGGTATGCCTGCATACCCTTTGGCCGGATTGGGCTTGCCGATCAAACTGAAATGGTCGATATCCAGATTTCCGTAGCGTAGAAACCAGTCCGCGCTATCCTTGAGCGCTTTCTGCAGAACCACTTCATTCTGCTGGTCAAGCGCCTCGTTGCTCGCTTCCAGATAAATCAGACGCTGCCCAGACTCCATCGCAGGAGTTGCCTTGAGCATGCTCCCGATGCTTATGTAATCTGGTGTCGCTGCAAGTATCTCCGCGTCGTTCATGCAGCAATGTTTGCATCACGACTTGATAGATAAGGGATTGATCACAAAAAAACCGCCAGAAGGCGGTCAAAGTGCGCTACCAAAGCTCACTGGCGATTTCGCCAGTGAGAAATCGTTCTCTCTCACTTGGAGAATTCCAAGTGAAACTAAATCCGAATAGATGCTTTTGCTTGCGCGATGATCATGTGCAGCAGGCCACGCTCTTTGATTAAATTCATATATTCCTGCGACTGGTCCAATGATGAAGACCGTATTTGCTGAATGCGCGCATTGACTTCATCCAGCCTCGTTTCAGCCCGCTTGAGTATCAGCTTCTCGCTTTCATTGATGCGATGCTGCATGACGGCCAACTCGCCTAGCTGTCTCCTTGAGCGATCCTTGAGATCATCAATCAACAGCGTGTCTCCAGAAAACTGTCAGACGCCGGGGAAACCCCGCAACTAACAAGCAGCAGGGCAAAAATAATTGCTCTCAAAACAACCCTCCTTGATTTTGTGTTAGTTCTCGCTGGCGCAGGAAATAAGCCAGGCCGGTATCATCAAGTCCTTCCAGCGGGCTCGTAGTCAAATCCCTCAACTGATACTTTTTTGCCAATCGGTCTCTTGCTCTGCGCTCAGAAGGATGGTCTCCAACCAAATCAATCAATTCAATATCATTTTTCTGCCCAATCCGGTGTATGCGCGCCCTCCTCTGGGCGTGAGTCATCGCAGTATTCACCACGTCGTACTGAATCAGGTACTGACCGCGCTGCGCGTTTAGCCCCGTGCTTGCAGCATCTGACGCCACAAGAATATCGACTTTCGGTTCTTCACCCCCATCGGGGCTGAACATCTTGCGCTTACGATCCTTCTCAGCAGACGAATCTGCTCCTGATATCGTAACGACGCGCATCCCTTCCTTTTCCAGCCGCGACTTGATGGATTCAACGGCTTCCAGGCTGTGTGAAAAAATAATTCCTGGTTTCCCGCTTCTCGCTTTGACCTGTTTCGCCACTTCGTCCAGTTTCGCAGATTCTGGGTGAGCATTGATTATTCGTTGCGTAGCGGACTCACGGACAATCCCAATTGCGTTTTGCAACGACTTCGCAATCGATTCATGCCGATCTTCGGGAACGCCATCGAACATAGCGGGATTCACCCGTTTTGCAGCTTCAATATCCACCTTGCCTTGCATTCTGGCAATGCGCATAGACGCCAAATCCTTATCCAATGAAGACAGAGCGTGTTTCTGGCCTTCACTGAGCGGCACGTTCACCACATCGCTTTTGACATTGACTTTTGGTTCTATCTTGTGAGGATAGAAGTATCTTGCCATTTCTCGACGCAATGCATCCTTTGATGCCAATGTATCTGTTCCGTAGCGGCGCATGAACTCCGCTCTGTCGGTATATCTTTCCGGTGCTACCTTCTGCAACGCGGAGAATATTTCCGACGCGTCATTGCGAACCGGGTCGGCGGTCATGCTCACATAGTAAGGAGTATTTGCAGAAAAAGAGCCGATCACGTTGGACATGGCGGAATCTTCCTTCCCTTGACGGTCGAGAAGGTTATGACCTTCATCGATCATCATGTACTGAAAATCGATTCCTTCTTTCTCCATCAGATCACGCGCCCACTCTTTGCGTTCTGCGTGAGTCATCACTGATACACGCTCAGACATTTCTTTTGGCGGAATACCCGCGCGTTGCGAACCCAGATATAACAGATCGTCACGAAGCGATTGATGAGTTACAACACAAAGATGATTATCAGGATTTTTATATGCCGCGATTCGCTCCGCACGGTTTGCGCCAGGCTCGATGTGCCAGTTAAACTTGTTCGGCTCAAGATACCTGATGGCCTCTCCCGAAAACTGCCCTTGGACTATGCTTGGAACTACCGCAATCCCTCTTTTTACAAGCCCTTGCTGATGAAGATGGGTAAATCCGCCGAGACCGACAAGCGTTTTTCCGGATCCCGCGCCTAGGTGCAAGCCGATGCGCTTGTTTGCCTGAATCAGCTTGATAGCCCGCTGACGCGCGTAATTATCGCCCCCGCTCATCGATGGATTCCAGAGTTTTACGGGTTGCCCCGGCTTAAAGTTTTTGCCGACAATACCCATCATCCCGGCAATCTGCCGCTCTGCTTCATGCCCTACTGTATGCCGCTCATCGCTTCTTAATTCTTTAATGGCTTCCTCAGCAGGCATTTCCTCAGTAGAAAAGAAATCCATTTGCGACTGTTCAAACGCTTCCTGACGTTCTCTCACCGCATCCAGTTTGTCAGAGACAGAACCTGCAGCATATCTGCCTTGAGAGCGCTCACGCAGACTGTCTATCAACTGCCTTTGTTCTGCCATTCTTGCTTCCCGCGTTTCCTGGTCTGTTGCATCCAGATGATTCAGGTTATTACGGATAACAGACCGGCCTATCTTCAAAGGATTATCGGGATTCAGTTTATTGTGCTCATCAACAAACTTTTTGGACACGCGCGAACGAATCATGTCCTGAATGGACTCGTAGGCTTTTTCATGCCCACGCATCGTGTCAATATACTTATCCCAGGTTAGAGATGCAGCATTAACCTTCGCCGCAAGCTCATCACGCTGATTGCGCCAAGCCGACCATTCCGGGTTAGTAGCCGTGTCGCCAAACATATCGACAAACTCTTTTTCCGGCTCGTTTTTGTCCAATTGCTCCAGGTCTTGACGCAACATGCTGGATTCCGGGGTTTCCTTCGCCACATGACGATAGAAATACTCTCTAAGCGTCCTTTGATCAGTATGGGTCAACTCGCCTATCTGCTTATATGCCGCCACACCCTCCGGTGCCTCTGACAATGCGCGATGGAGTGCATCAACTGATTTTTGGTTGATTTCAAACTTTTGACGGTTGATCGGGGATCTTGATCCACCGTATCTGGATTGTACGAATTGGTCTGCATATTGCTCGAAATGGTCAGAGAGCGATTCAGCTCGTTGTATTTTTCCATCTTGATCCTTTAATGGTGCAACAACATCTAGCGCAGCTCTGTACGCTTCATCACTACCTGCTTTCTGGAAGAAATCCAGCGATTGAATATCAGCCAGAATATCGGCAGGCGTATCACCATCAGCCGTGCGTCCACCGATATAATCTCGCAGTGATTGTTCCAAGTCCTCGCCCGGTTGAAATGGTTCAGCTAACCTTGGCGCAATACCCGGCTTAACCTCCATTGCCAAATCCGGCCTGTTGGCAACGCCCAACGGCAGCCAACCATCTTCATCGTGATCGCCACGCATGATTGATAGGTTACGCTTGATTTGCTCGACATCTGCCCGATTGACAGGTTTTGCCAGTCTATCCATTCCATCAGCGTTAATTGTCAAGAAGGTCTGACCGGATAAATCGTCAATTTGATAGTCGCCACGCTGCAATCCGATTGCCCGTGCTCGAACGACCGTGCTATCCACCGGCAGATTGCCTAACGGTACCTGTACTGAATCTTTTGCACCCTGCTTGAGCGCAACCACCAGCGCCGCATTGGCTTCCATCTCGCCCAACGCCTGCCCTACGATCTTTTGCGCATCCGTCACCGCAGTTCTACGCTTAGAATTGAGCTCTTGCGCCGTTTTAAGATCGGCTCCTGTTGCGCCCTCGCCTATCTCTATTTCACGTGCGACATCCATCAATTCACGCGCTCGGCCCAATGCCTGTTCGCTGGTTTCCATGTAATGATGAAGGTGGAATTCCTGCATGCCTTCAGCAATCCGATCCACGTCTTCTTTCAGATCGTTATGGATTCGCCTTGCCAGCACTTGCGCTGCACCGGCTATACCCAGCACATCGACCACTGAGCGATCTACCAAAGCATCACCGCCCACAGCAAGCGCCAGGGAATTAATGCTGTTATAAGCACCGATACCCATATATTTTCCAACGGTTTCCTCCGGTTTATCACCGGCTAACCGCTGAAATTCCGCCAAAAATGTGCGTGTTTGCGCAGTGCGAAGGTCGTTTTCGATATCTTCTGCAATGCTCTTTTCCAGATCCGGATCAGCAGAATACTCGAGCACGAATGCTTTCGGTTCCACCTTGCTGGTAGCTGCATCAACTTCGGCCAATTTTACTTTAGCCTGCTGATTAATGGCTTTCAGTTTCTTTTCGGCCTTGAGTAATTCGACCGCAGCCTTAGCATCGTCCAGCACATTCACGGCATTGGATACAACCGGCTCACGGATATTCTCAAGTTCAGCTCTCAATAGCTTTGATGCTTCACCACGGCGAATTGCCGCCATTCGTTGAGCATCGGTTAACTGAGCAAGTTTCTCAGAGCGGATTTTGTTGGATTCGACTGACAGCTCATCATCGGTTAAACCGGCTTGTTCAGCTCTTCCTTTGTAATTGGTATCATAACCAAGGCCGCTGGATTGACTGGGAACGGGATCAAGATCATCAACAGAGAGCGTTTCCTCATCTTGCGAATTGAGCGGTATTTCACCTATTCCAGCGGCTAGTCTTGCTTCTTCGCTTGATAGCAATTTTTGCCGTTGCAGCTCTACTGCTTGCTTTGCTTTTTCCAGTAGTTTTTTGTGATGGGTATTGCGCAGCTTGTTGATGGTCGCTTCAGATAGATGGCCGTACTCTTTTTCTGGAAATTCCAGAGAAGATTGATCCCAACTCATTGATTGCGCAACAGCCTGAACGTATTCCTTCTCAGCTACCTTGCGTTGCTGAATGATCGCTTGACGCACCTTGGTTTTGGACTCACCTATACCAAGCTCTTTATCTTTTTTGCGCTGCTCTTTTCTTTGTTCGGTTTGCGCTTTTCTACGCTCAGCCGCCTCTTTCTTGTAATCGGATTCTGAGCGTACATTACGCAGCTTCAGGTAGTTAAGCTTGCCGCCAGCACCGCCAATAACGCGCATGCTTCCATCTGATTCCTCCTGAATGAGTAACGGCTGACCTTTTGCATCCTTACCGTTGGGATGTACCGTGATCCAGCGCGCGCCAGGAGGAATTGCCGCTTTTAGAAAGAAGATTGGCTTCATCAGCCAATCGTAAGGTCACGACAAATCAGACTCCAGCATCTTCATCATGCAAAAGAATTACCCCACCGCCCGATAAATCCTCCACAGTTTCACGCCCCAGGTTATATGATGCATTGCTACGATATTCTTCTACAGCAGCTTCTATCGCTTCCTGCAGAGTCTTATGCTCAGGCATTCTGGCTATCGTATCTGCATCCATATACTCGCCCAATAGATACAGATTTTCATTCGTATAATATCGCTTCATCAGCGCTTTGACAAAATACCAATAGACGCCAAAATTTCTATAACGCCTCGGGTCTTGCTGCAACAGTTGCAGGGTAGAATCTGCGAACGTTTTAGGATCAACCATTCTTAATGCGCCCCTCTATGATTTCTCGTATCGTTTTATGCTCATCCCCGCCCCATTGTCTAGGCCGCAGTATTCCAGCATTCTGAATACCGGTTTCCGCATTAACCGCCTTCATGTCAGCAATGCCAGATGCTTCCGCTAATTTAAGCATCATTTTAAGCACTTGATCGCTGTGACCATAGTCTTGATGCAACTGGCTCAATACCTCCTTATGATCTGCTTCTTTGTAATGACGCAGGCCGGATTCAACCATTGCTGAAACAAGATCGTCGTACCCAGCATCTTTCGCCATGCCAATCAATGCGGCATGCACCGATTTTTCGTGCCTAGATCCGTGAAAGTACCCATTGTGCTTACCAAGCGACCGGCCACCAAGCACCTCGACTTGCGGCAAATGATCGACTAATTTATCGCCCAATACACCCAGGTGCCGTGCTTTTGCCCACAGGATAGCCAGCGCCTTTTTGGGCAGCTTTACGTGCGCGCCATGCCCTTTCGTGTAGTCCTGAACCACACCCAAGGGCGCAACCTCGTCAATTGTCTGATTAAGCGTTTTGGCTTTCTTGGCTCTTTCGACTTGCTCTTTATGGAAACGATCCTTCAGCGCCTTGACAGATTTCGATGTTCTTTCATCGTAATAAGAGAATGATTCGCCATTTGTACTAGCAACATGACTCGAAAATGGATTGACTTTTTTATCTCCAAACGATGCCCCTCTGTATTCTTTGATTGCATGCGTCACACCACTGCTATTACTGCCTCGCTTTCTGCTCGATGTAAATGCCTCTGTGCCAAATTTTATATTGCGCTCCTGATCCATCCAGGCGTCTTCCAGTCGTTTTTTATTCTCATCGGTAGGCAGCACAAAATCATGAGTATCTAGCTTGTCACGCACAGAATAATGATCCACCAAATCAAAAGCGCCGCTCTCTTTATTTATCATGGGTAACTTCCCATTCGGAATGCTTAGCTTGTAATTCTTAGCACCCTCCTTCAATTGCGCCTGAATGGCAGCACCCGATGCAGTTAAGACATTAGACGGAATACCGACAAGCTGCTTGTAATCTTTGATATCACTCAATCCCGCCGCCGCCCTTTCTTCAATCTTGATAGACACTGCCTTTGCTTCATCCTCTTCGCTGAAAGCAAAAGGAGTAATACCGTGTTTCAAATCAGCAAGCTTCACGGTGCGCTTACGCCCATCAATATCAGCGTAGCCTCGAACGGATACGGTGCGATCTTTGAGATTAACGCCGGTTACGACAAATTGACCTTCTTTTTCACCCCCTTCATTCACGGCATGAAACGCGAAGCCAGCATGAAAAACATTCCCGGATTGCGGCTCCATGAGTGCATCGGTATCTGAATCCAGCAGGTTTTTTGCGGTAAAGAATCGATTGCCTTTCAACGCAACCCTAGCCTTCTCCATCTTGGATTGCAGCATTGCGGCACTGGTCGTGTTTTTGTTTTTAAGCGCTTTGTAGCCCGCCGTTAAAGTCTGGAACCTAACGTATTCCTCGGCAGCTTTGGCGCGCTCACCGGCCTCGTGACGCTGCAGCGCAGCTTCTTTGTCGGAAGCAAATTTCTCACGCGCCGCATCAGGGTCAGCGGACAGCATAATAAGCATTTCATCCCGGCTAATATTGCCCTCCCGAGACAGATTTTCAATCTTATCACCGCCATTCCATAGCAAGTCTTGCCAATCCTTCTTGGCGCCTATCGACTGGTAACGGTAGCCGTCAAACGACCCTTTTGACAGGTAAGTATGAATTCTCACAGCCTCGCTGATATTGCCTTGGCGTAATCCACGGCCATTACGTTGTTGCACGCTGGCGGGCTCCCACGGCAAGTCCATATGGTGAATATCAGTGGTGCCCATTTGCAAGTTAATACCCTCACCCATGGTAGCTGTGTTACCGATAACCACTTTCAGTTTGCCGCTATTGAACTGATCGGCAATATTCTGACGCTTCACCGAACTCGACGCCACTTGGGCATTAATCACACCGATTTTATTTTTAGGTATGCCGGATTTTACAAGCTCTCTCACAATCTTGTCGTGAGCATCAATGTAATCAGAAAATACAACCTGACCGCCCTCTTTAATGCCGCTAGCAACGTGCTTGGCGAGCTCCTTGTATTTCGGACTGGTAACGCCCACGTAAGTCTCGGGATCATATATTTCCAGGTCAAGGGCCGCTTTGTTCATTTTATCCATGACACTGAATATGTGCGCATCGCCGGTAGCGTCTTTCTTGGCAGCATTGACGGCCATCTCACGCAATTCATCATAGACAGCTTGTTGCTGTGGCGTCATATCAATCAGGTGCATTCGATCATCACGCCCAGGCAGCTTGAGCCCAACGTCATCCGCCGTGGTGCGACGTATATATTGCGCCATGAGATTGCGCAATTCATCCATGTTCTTGAAGCCAGCAACTACCAAAGCTTCCTCAATCTCGCCGCTAGTGCTCAAGACATTATCTGTCTCGAACTTGCAGAATCTATCCAGGAATTCTTCACTGTTACGGATACCGATTCTTTCAAATGCTTCTGGTGCGATGTGCGACAACATTGAGTAGATTTCCAACGGGCTATTTTTGGTAGGTGTGGCTGTCAGACCATAAACACCCTTGCCGCCATTATTATTCAACAGCCAACGGGCCTTTAAATTGAAGTCAAGTGCCCGATTCGACAGACCCTGACCACCCAAGAATTTTGGACTGTCACCGAAACGAGATTTCGCCGCATATAGATTCTTGTTATGGTGTGCCTCATCCGCAATCACCATATCCACGCCCAAATCATTGAAGTAAATCACGCCCGTTGTGCCGGAGAACTCTCGCTTGGCAATCGATTGCTCATAAGCTTCGCGGATTTTCTTGATGCGCTTATCACCGGCATTACCCAACGAATCGCCACGTTGCACCCAAAAATCTGTGTCGTACATCTCTTTTTTGGTTTTAGGGTCAAGGTCGATTTCCTGAAATACCGGCTCAGAGATAACAATGAAGTCATAATCGTTTTGCGTTATGTCATGGTATTTACGTTCACGCTCATTTTTGTTGTCGTCCCGCCCAACTAGCTTACCGTTCGCATCATAAGAAAAATCACCGCCTATGGTCATCACTTTGGAACCAGGGAACCATTTTTGAGATTCCACATACCAGTTGGCCAGCACCGATTTAGGCGCGACGATAATAGGTTTTTGAGCTTTGCCGGTAAGCTTGGCCAGTCGCGCCAACATCAGCGCCCGGATCGTCTTGCCTAGCCCGACATCGTCCGCAATAATGCCCTTGCCTGCCGCAAGCGCCCACCGCAGACCGGGCCACTGATATGGCTTGATCTTGTCATGATTCGCCAGACCAGGAATATCAATCGGTTCATCAGAATATTCACGATGCACGAACCCACGGAATTTACGATTATATAAATCCTCCACCATCTCCCGATGTTCAGACGTGAGCAACCACTCTTTGAATTGCTCGTTCCACTCTTCGATGGTAGGCAGATCATCTTTTCTGACGCCGGTACGATTCAGGTATTTATCGAGCAATCCGTCATTGATAGCCACCCCTTTACCTATCTTGTAAACGCCGCCCTCGAACGTCACAGACGCCGGCGCCATATCCCGATACCAGCTAGATTCAGGGAATTTTTCACGCAACTCATCGGCCCGACTATCAATCCACACTTCCATGACATTCAATGGAATGAATGCGCTATTCAATTGGATATCCACATCCTCAAGCGATTTCGGATCGATGGTTTCCTCAAGCTGGCGCTTCTGATTCTCTAGCTTCGATCGCATTACGCCATCCATTCCACCCACGGACAGCTTGGCATTGACCGTATCGAGCTTAGGCCATAATTGCCCGGTCAGATAAGCATCCATGGGAGACCAGCGCTCGTCATTAACCACCGCATAGCGCGCATCCGCAAATAGCTGATCTAGCACTTCGTCTTCATCTTTATTCAGAGCTTCAGCCAATTCAGCCACTGTGAAGTCACCAGACTCATGAGATAGCGCCAACGATTGAGCAACCGCATCAAATCCGCCCTCAATCCTTTCTGCTTCTCTACCGGACACAACATCAGATAATCTGCCATCCTTGCCTACCGCTCCTATCAGCCGATACAGGGTTTTATCGTTCGCAGCAGCAACCAATAAATCCGGGTGATTGGATGGTATGCCATGCAGCCCCATCCATTCCCGCACATCTTCTTCAAGCTTGGCCCGATCCACGGCTTGCCCGCTCATTAATCTATCGATTTCGGCAGCCAGCTCCAAAGCACTCGTCACCGCTTCAGACTGCATGGCCTCGTCAGCTCTGTGCCAACGGGGAGGATTGCCCTGCAATACGTAGGTAACGCCATCCTCTATCTTGATATCCCCTACCTTGGCACCATCATGATAAGGTTTTTTGTCGGCAGCATTTAGCGCGCGATTCTTGTCGCTTTCATCCGGCAAGGCATTCAAGATATCCTGCATTGACGGTGTTTTAGTTTCTGAGTTCGGGTCGAATTTCTCAATCAGATCAGGTACGTCACGCATTGAACCATTGACCGTGTAAATCTCACCGAAAGCGCGCATTGCCGTGCCCACTTCACCGAACACGTTACTTTTGCCGCGCCCTTCAAAGTAAGCTCCTGACAGGAATTCGTCATCCCATACGCCAATCGATTGCAACGTCTTTTTATCCAGCGTACCCAGCGCCCCAGCCACATCATCGGGCCGTTTACGCAAATAAATCACATCTGCGGTAACATCGGTATGACTTGCCTCGAATGCACTATTAGGCAGCCGCTGAGCGCCCAGGAATTCAGCCTTACGCAACATTCTTTCCCGGAACTTGCGCCCATTCTTGCTATCCATAATGCCGCTTGGCACTACCAGCATACACAATCCATCAGCCCGCGTTTTATCCAAGCTGGTGTCGATGAAATACTCTTCCGCCTTCGACAAATCCTTCTTGTCATCTTTCAGAAGCATGCCTCGCGGCCCATACGGCGGATTGCCGATCACGATATCGAATCGCCGCGTATCCTGTGTAGCAAAGCGTTCCAGCGATGCATTCACGATTTCATGACGCTCACCATGCAATGCTTCAGCTATCTTAGCGGAAATACTTTCCAATTCGACACCGGTAACCTTGATTCCATCAGGCGCAGTGTGCAGGAATACGCCCGATCCACATGATGGCTCCAAAGCCGTGCCGTGGGTAATACCAAGTCTTTCCGCAACCTTCCACATAGCCAATGCCACTGCCGGATCGGTATAGAATTCGTTAAGCGAATCACCGCAACCGCCATTCCCGGAATACTGGCGCAATAATGCTCGGTCTGCATCGGTCATATCTCCCGGCACTTTCATCACCAGAGCCGCAGCAGCCGTATTCAGCTTCCTACGCTCTGCCTTGGTAATACCAGCTTTCACACCAAAGACCAGGGGATCGATAGCATTATCGATTTTCTCTTGACTGACGGTTTCCGAATCATTGGAATCGTTAGTGTCTAATGGTGTTTTTTTCTTAATTGAGTTTTGATAGGCCTCTCCTTCCAGATGCTTTTCCCGGATAAACCAGCCACCATCCTTAAGGAAGGTATATTGGTCGATTCCGGCAGCTTCTTCCTTGGTCAAATCCTTTCGGATAATTCCTCGTATGATCTTGCCCTTCCTAGTGACGTGCTCGACGATAGGCAGATCATCACTTGCAGACTCGGACACTTCCGGCTTATCAAGCCTGATCCAGTCAGATATTTGAACTGGGTAAATGCCGTTTCTGGCATGCCGCCCACGTGTCGCGCTGGATAGGTGTGCATAGACCTTACCATCCTCACGAGCGGCTCCAGTGTTGGTGATATACCAGGTGTCACCGTCGTGCTCTACAATTGGCAAATCAAGTTTGGGAGGTGTCACATAACCCTCGGTCTTAGAAGGATTCCCAGACGCAGCAGGTTGCGCAAATAGATCGGGCTGTTTCACTTCCTCGACCTTCAGCCCATCGAACATCGCAGATACTTCCTTGATGGTCTTGCCATCAAGTGCAGCTATTTTCTCGAAGATCGTTTGTTGCTGACCTTCAGTCAGCATTGATAGCTTGGACGCAAGAGACTGCATTCCGCCTTGCTTGGCAATGAATGCGTCTAACTTTGAGGGTTTTTTCGATTGTTCAGTGGAATTATCACCAAATAAATTCCCCTGCGTACCGCCAGAATCAGGCAGTTTCTTTTTTTGAATCCGCACGTGCGGTTTTACTACACTTCCGTCTTTACGGACTGATCCCTGCACTAATACAGGAGCGTCAAACAGCAGCGATTGCTGTTCTGCTTTCAGGAAAAGAATCAACATAGGCTCGCGACTTCGACAAAAGGTTATTGAGCCTATTGTCGTGTCACGATGCTTTTTTTATGAATCTTGTTTTAAGAATGTGATGCTTAGATATTCATCATCGCAGCATTAAATCGAGCACCGATTGACGTTGGCTTTGAAGAATAGAATCATCGATTTGATCATTCCAGACTGTTCTCTTGTCGCTTTGACCTTTTCGATAAATTCCTCAACCGGCAATGCTGTTATTGGCCCTAGAAAGCGTGGATCATCGTAATGCGCAAGGTAAGCTGCCTTGGCTTCATCCTCAGACATAAATCCGATCAAACATTTATCTTCGTCGTATTGGTTCCACTTGCCGTATTTGCGCTGATGAACTACGTAAACGATTTCTGCTATATCAAGATATGGCCCAAGATATACATCCACCTCGTCCCCATCTACTCCATTTGAGCCGCTGATATAACCGTAGTCATATTTCATTCTGGTTTCCCAGTTATGGCCACGGCGCACGGAACCGGCAGGATTCTCGATACGAATGCTCAATCCTCGCCACTTGATAACAGGCATTTTGTACTTGTCAGCCTTGGCTGCTTCTGGAGATGGTTCGCCAGGATTGCGACGAATTTCACCTTCATTCAGGTCTTTGACTGCAGCACCACGAATTACAGCTTGATTGATAGGATGATTCTTGAGGAAAAATATCATTTCTTCTCCAGTGTATTTTTCAACCATTCAGCAAAATCAGGATCATCATCCGCTCTGGATTCGGATAATTTTATCCATTGACCACGGCACATTGGATGCGCTACACCTGCAGGCACCCACCACTGCTCTTCAGGCAAACGCTCCACCAACTCGCCTCCTACACGTTTACGCGGGGAACCTGATCGCTCTACATTGTTTTTTCCTACCCAAATCATCTTATCCGGGTCTTTATCATCCTTGCTAGCTGGAACCACTTCCATTACTACACCGTCTATCTTCCGGCAAAATGGACATGCTCCACGATACTGCTCAATTCTTTTTACCTTGGCGCCAGGAGACAATGAAGCAATAAATCCTTGATTTGCGACCTCTCCTGCTTCTGTCAACGCAATACGCCGCCAATCTCTGTTCAATACGGCAAATTCATCTAACAATCGCGTTTTTAGGGCTGACCCCGGCGTAGCTGCTCCACCATTGAGCATCTTCTGTTCTTCATGCTGCATGATCACATCACGCATTTTGTGACGCACGTTGTCAGATAGCCTTGTCACTGCTTCGGCTGCACGCGCACGCCCAAAGTCCAGTACCGCATGTTGCACGGATGATAGTTTGAATTGCTTGGACGCACCCTTGACGGTATTGGGCATAGCTGCCAGCAACCTGTCTGCCTGCTTCAAGTTTGGTGACTTTTGCATGTTTGCTTGCACCTTGCCCATTAATCCTGATCGCGTTGCCAGCCATTCTGCTTCGGTACGCAATTCATCTTCCGGCAGATAACGCTGCACCAAAAAATCAACGACCATTCCCCAATCATCCAGGGTGAATTGCTCCGGTGGCAAGGCTTCAAGATAGAGCTTGACCAATGCAAGCTCGCCTTTGTCCCACCGGCGTATCATGCCCTCCGGCCTTGGAACAGGACTATCTTTACGGTGTTTTTCACCTTTAGCCCACGCAGTTAACTCTGTCCTTACCTTTTCGAGACGAGTTAATCCTCGTTCGGTAAATAACTCGATTAATCGTCTGATATATGGGGATTCATGCGGATTCCAGATAGAATCATCACCGCCATGATCGTGGACTGATTTGTAGATTGCCTCTAGCGCTTCATCTGATTGATGTTCGCTCAATGGGCCTATATCGATTAGAAGCGTTGTCATGACACATATTGTCAGGTCACGACATACAATAGTTGCAGCCGGTTTCTCAGCTTGCAAAAATAGAATCGCCGACTAACGCACGGAATCGACTGGCTCACGCAAGAAACAGAGGATGGGTAACTCTGCAAAAGGAGATCTGCTCACCAGCTGCGTGATGTTTTTTGAAGCACCCCACACACACGCTCGGAGTAATTAATAAGACAATACTTAGCAGCAAAAAGTTTTGCCCAGGTTGTCGAAGATAATTATGGTACGTTACGACACCATACCGCTATGGAATGAAGCAGTTTAGTGACTGAGAACTATTTGGTAGGCTAGATCGAATAATCGTTTTAACGCTTCTGGATGCTCTCTCATGCCTTCAATCACCTTTCTGGCATGATTGGCGTATTCAATCTTTTTGTCTTTTGACATTCCAACTGGTGGAGCATTGACCAGATCGCGCAGGTTAGCCGTCTTGTCGGCCATCTTGAGTCTGATAGCCTTTGGAGACCACGGCTTGGCAATTTGTGCTGTTTTGCTGTCCAGCTTGGATAGGTTTGGATTATTGGTTACTTCCAGCACCAGATTGGCAACCTCGTTGCCGAACTCTGCTTCCAATTCCTCGTAGCTGGTGTCGGTATCTTCCAGTGTGTCATGTAGTAATGCGCTTAACAGGATAACCGGATCGGTTACTTTGGCCTCTCTACTCAGAATAGATGCCACCTGGACTGGGTGTGTTATGTAGGGTGTTTTGCCATCCTTGCGGGTTTGGCCTTTATGCTTGGCAGCCGCAAATTTTGCAGCTCGACGGTAATGGTCATGAACGTAGGTATTACCTCGGGTGTAGCCGCTAATGTGCGACTTGAAGAATGGGATAACTTGCTCCATTCTTTTCCCCCTTCTTCCAGATTTGATTTAATGATTAGTTACTGCTGGCTGTTGCTGTTTAGCCTTCCGTTCTTCAATCATCTTCTGGATATAATCAGGCATCTCTACACCTGTTTTATATCCCTCTGGTCTATCAATACCATCATAGGCATCGTACAGGTCTGGCCTTTCATCAGGTCCTGGAATGGGCTTTTTCACATTCACTTCATTGTGTTTTTCCATCGTTGCACCTCCAAAATACAATTATCCTCTCACTAATTGCCTTCGTCAATTTCGCAATGGCCTTCTTCATTGAGATCAAAATAGGCTGCTGACCTTGCTGTACGTTATTATCACGGAAACTCCAGTCATCTACTAAATGTTTGACTTGATCAAAGCTATGCTCATTGGTCGTATTGCTCAATACTACCTCTGGCGGCACAAATCTCTTGGTTTTTCCAAGAAACCTAGCCACCGCTCTCTTGGCTGCTTCTTGGCGCGGCAAATGCATATAATGTGCCTCCGTTCGGTATCCGGCATCCTTAAACGCATGAACGTCTGCAATTGAGCTCTTGGCGGTTTTCATAGTTTTATCAAGAACTACGTTCAAGCCAAGGAAACGTGCAGTCTTAACCAATTCATCGAATATATCACCGGATTCTTCATGAACCTGGTGTGCATTCCAACCCTCATATTCAGGAAGCATGCCTTTTATATGATCAGCATCCAACACGATAAATTTAGATGGATCGTAAACATTTCCTTCAAACCATGACTTGCCTGATCCTCCACGACCTCCCAAAATGATAAATACAGGTTTCTCACCATCAAATGGCGTAGCATCCTTAATTTTCTCGGGTGACATAATTTTACGGACAATCTGATGATGCAATGCTTTACGTGCATCTTCATACTTGCCGTCCTGCCTGTACTTATCAATTGTCTGCTCAACCGATCTCAGTCGATCACGAACGTTCGTAATTTTATCTGTAGTATCCTCTGGGAAGTGGTAAAGAATTTCTTCTGGAGTCACATCAGCTTTATCATGAGTTTTTGCGTATTCTGACGCATTAAAATTATCAGGATGAATAGGCTCCTGCTTGCCTAGAACCGGTCTCTCGTGCTCTGGCTTCTTCGTACTTGGACCTGCTTTGTGCCCTGTTACCTGATCCCAGCGCACCTGATGAATATGACCGCTTGAATCCTTGACATGAGCACCATCTTTACCAGGATTGCCAACGACCTCACCCTCTCCGGTAAGCTCTCCTAATTTAAATTGAATTCTGTCAACAGCCTCAATATTATGGATACCATATCCTGCCGTTGATCCACGCCTATCCTTTGGGTCAGGGTCTTTTGCTTTTGATCGTTTATTACCTGCGGTGATTTCAGGATTACTTCGTACCCATTTTTTTTGATTTCGTCCTGTACGGTCCGTCCTGTTTTCCAAGTGAAGGCCTGCACGATTAGCGATCTTCTCTGACTTTGTAAACAACAATAGCCGTTTATCAGCCAATGCTTTAACCATGTATTGATCCTCTTTCGCTTCCGGTGGAATGTGCACAAACCGTCTTTTCCCCGCAGGATCCTCGACAATCATGCCGTCATCACCTTCATGTATTATTTTTAGTTTTTGTGATATTCGCTTCTTATGGCCTAGCACACGTTCCCATGTGACACTCTGACGTTTTCCTTCATGATCTACCGTCACACCATGTTTCCCGACAGACAGCACCTTTCCACAGCACGGGTCATCTTTATGGTGGAAATATATTTCGTCACCTACTACTGCGCGGGATACCTTGTCCAAGATCAGACCTCGAACGTGTAAACCGGAAGGCCGAATGACTTTCCTAGATTCTCATCATCAGAATCATTGTCATCATCACCGTCTTCCTCACCAGGCTCTCCAAAATCAGCATCTTCCTGATCCCCTGCGCCGTCTTTTCCGGGATCTCCAAAATCGGACTGTCCATGATTCTCGTCACCTTCAGGATTGCCGCCTTGCTCGTTCGGGTTACCAAAATCTTGATCATTCTGTTGCTGTTCGGACTGCCAAGCGCCAAGTAAGGCAGGATTGACAGGGGCCTCACCCCATTTGTCATTTAGCTTGTCATAACCTTCTTGGGCGCGTATTTCATTGACCTTGAGTACCAGCTTGCGAATTTCATGGCGCTTTTCTTCGTCTTCCTCATCGAGCCCTGTCCAGCGAAACACATATTGCTCGCTGAAATCCTGAATAATGAAATCCGAGAAAATATTTTCCAGATAAGTCAGAAGTGGGCGTAAGCCGCTGTCTTTTGAATTTGCCAGCTTCTCCGATGTATCCGAACCAGAAAGGGATGATTTACTGGCGCTAAAACTCTCAAAGTTAATCTCATCAGGAGAAATGCCGTAAATGGCACAGATGATCGATGCCAGGAACGTCATCCATTTCGAGAACATCATCTCATCGACATCGACACCAAAGCGCTCAAAGGCCGCGCGGGATTCCTGATCCTTGGATACCATGACCGGCAACGTCCAGGCATTGTTGACACCCTTCACCATTGCATTCCAGTAGCGCTTGAATGCCGACAGGTCTTTCTCGGAATAATTTCCGGATAAGTGCAACAGCCCTTTGGGAATCGCGTTACTATCGAAGTATTTTTGATTGTAGGTCATGGCATTCAGGAAGCCGGTGACCACGCGAATCAATAACTCGGTCTCAGCCAGACCATAACCACCAGTTAATACATCCGTACGCGGATTGCGCGGCACATAGATCAGATCGTCATAGGTATAGGCAGTACGGATGCGCCCCTGCACCACCTGCAGCGCGAATATCTCGTCATCTCCCTCATAACCATCTTCCGTGCAAAGCCTGATCGTGGAACCATCCACGGCATACAATCCATCCATCCCAAGCTTTCTGTCACGCTTGTATTCTGTCTCGATAGCCATTGAATCCATGGTGAGACTATCCCGGGCCAGCTTGGCCACGAATGACGGAAAATCATCGCGCTTAAGTCGCATTCTTTGGCGTGGTTTTGCTTCCCACCCGCAGTTAAGCATGAAATCCTGCATCAATTGGATGGATTGACGGTTGGTATCCGTTACCTCTGCCTCACGGTCTTTGAGCTTGATCTCGAAGCCAGGCCCGCGACCGGATTCCTGTATCCTGCAGAACCGCTGAACCTGGCGGATACGTGTCATGATTACGGAATTGAGTATCGGCGTCTGTTCGACCATGGCACGCATGGAGTCGAAGCTGAACACGCCAGGCTTATCGTAGTAGTGCCCCATGACCGATACCTGCATATCATCCAGATACACGGATTGCATGCCAGGTTGCTTATTCTTGACTGCTTTAGAAGGGAAAGGAATGATATTCGGCTTCGCTAAAGCCTTTCTCATTTCCTGTTCAGCCAAGTCATCAAGAATATAGTCAATGACCGGCTGTATCTCAGGGCGCGGAATTAATTCTGATAATGCACTTTTTTGTAACTCTGCATGGGCGTCATAGCGCTCATCTTGTGGCGCATTATCGTCGAAGGCTACGTATGAGGGAATGTCGTTCATGCGCTAAAGTAGCATCACGACACTGCCGGGGATGCAGGATCAGCCGGATATGGCATCTTTGATGCTGCTTCAATTCAGCAGAACAATTAAATCCACACTCTCGGTGCCAGCGATCGATATTGTTGACAGAAAAGTGCTTGCCATTGGGCGTGGCTGTGCAGTGAATGATGATGCTTTTGATTTGTCGTGTCATACCGCCATGATGGCGGAAGACATTGGGCGGAATAAGGCGGAAGGAAGACCGCAGGTGGGGTTTGGGCGGATGGGGTTAAAAGGTTATGTGGGTTTTAAAGGGTTATCAAATTAGCTGTTTTAATGCCGCAAAGATAGAAGCTGGTGAATCTTTTCTGAAAATGTCATTTTATCTTTAATCTCACATTCCCAAATTATAAAAACTTTCCAGCCGAGTGCGGTTAGCTCGAGGGTATTTTTCTGATCTCGTAAAACATTGCGATTTAGTTTAGCTTGCCAATAGTCTTGTCGAGTAGCGGGTATTGAAGAATATTTGCATTCTGGATGTTGATGCCAAAAACAGCCATGAACCAAAATAACTGTTCGATATTTAGGCAGCACAATATCAGGTTTGCCTGGGAGGTCTTTTCGATGCAGTCGGAAACGAAACCCAGATGCGTGCAGCAGTCTTCTGACTATGATTTCTAGGCCCGTGTCTCGGCTCTTGACTGCCGCCATAGTTCTACGACGTTGTTCGGGGCTTAGGTTATCCACAATATTTATCGTGCTCTTCGAATTGAAGTCCAACCGCTTTGATGTAACTGAGAGTTGTTTGTTGTGTAGGTTGTTCGACGTTGAATATCCGCTTCATGCATACGTACTTCGATGCGGACTTTCACAGCATCATCTTTAAGCGTGTGAAATGCGTTAGCAAGAATTTTCAAAAATCGAATATCACTCAAGTTCCAGGGAGTTGGATTTGGATTATTGCGTGCATCGGGTATAGTACGAGGAAATAGATAGATACATGGCGGTGGGACATGCTTTCCTGAAAGATTAGTGAAACGATCTGGATAAGATTGCAACTTTGGACAAGGTCTTGCTAAAGTGCCACATAACATATCCCAAATAATGAGGCCGTCCACTCGTTCGCGACGAGCTACGATTTCTGCACTTAGTCGAGTATGAATCCCACTCCACGCATTATGCCGAGGATCAGAGCCTGGGTTTTGGCAAAGTGACCAAATGATAAATTCATCAGCATTTTGCGGTCTCACAAAGATATTGGTGTTGTTTCCGTCAAGACAGCCCTTTGCTTCTATGCAACAAAGCCTGCCATCATCAAAATGTACCTCAAAATCATGGCGATCACGTGAACCTACAAATTCATAATGTTGAATGAGGCCATTACTTTGTAAAAATTTAAGAGTATCTTCAATGAATGCATACTTGATACTTGTGGTAGCGGCTTGCTGTCCACGAATTCTCTCGATGGCACTTTTAAACAATCCTGATTCCTCGAAAGCTTCACGATCCAGCCCATGAGAACCGATGGTGTGGGCAGCAGCTTTTAAGGCGTCTGAGTATTCATCAACGATTTGCGCCCAATCTTCACGAAGTGAGCAAGGTATTATTGGGTGGCTAGGCAAGCGTTGCCTCCGACACGAGCTGGCGTCCCTTGGCCTTGCATGTTGACATTGCAATAGGCCGAATTATATGTTGCTCTAACCACGCTACAACGGGGACAACAACACCGTCCCCAGTTAGATGATAAGCATCATTATATCGTTCCGGCAGTATATAGCTTTCAGGTAAGCCCATTAGTCGAGCAGTCTCCCGTGGCGAAATAAGCCGTGAACGAATATGCCTTCCTTCGACAACCATAATTATTTGACGACTTGAGCCACCCGCAGGTGTACGCAAGCAACCGCTAACACCATCAAAGCGCACCTCGGCGCGTTGTATGCCGAATCTTGTACGTTTGTAGATCGTGCCAACCTGGCGAGAACTAGATTTCTGTGCTTCGTGCACTTTTTCCAAGTTTGCGGGTGACATCATATTGAGTAATTTTAACGTTTCTGATTCTGAATGCCATTTAACGCCATGCGGTTCATTTTCAATGATATCTGAAAGATGAGGGGCTTCTTGATCTGGCATCGGCATCTTCCACCATACCCATGCTTTACGAGACTTATGCGGCAAAGCTTCGACTACATCTTGCAATGATTGCGGATGCCATGTCGGATTAGGCACTCGACCACTAAGAAATTTCGGAATCCCGACACCACGGGTGACAGCAATGATAAATAAGCGTGGACGAGATTGTGCGACAAAATATGCTCCGTCAAGCAGCACTGCGCCAACGCGATAATCCGCATTTGCCAAAGATGATATCAGAGTGGCTAAGTCCTGACCATTGTGCGAGGTAATCAGGCCAGCTACATTTTCTAATACTATTATAGGAGGGTTGCGTCCCTCTCGTTTGAGCGATAACATTAAGTTCCAGAACGGCCAAAATACTCCACTGCGTTCTCCAGCAAGACCAGCCCCAGAACCTGCTAAACTAAGATCTTGGCATGGAAATGAGGCCCAAGACAATGTGGCTTTGCCAGGCAGCTGACTGGCAGTAATATTTCTTACATCACTAATAAGGAGCTCAGGTGCTCTGTTGAAATTAATTCGATATGAGGCAGTTTTTTTGCCGTCAAAATCATTTGCGAAATGACACTCCCAAGCGTCTCCAAGACCAAGACGAGCCATTCCGCCACCAGCGAAGAATTCGTAAAAACCAAATGGACGTAATAAATCGAAATTCATGAACCCTATCTCCTTTGAGTTTAAGGATACACGAAGAACTAATTGCTACTCAATGTTTAACAGTTTCTTTTCTTCATGAAAAAAACGGTGTTACTTTAAAGGTAAAAACTGATTGCCAGAAGAAAATATATTCTTCTGTATTTTATGTTTCAATTATAGATCTTAGCTTTTCTTTTAATTCTTCAATTAATTTTATCCCTTTGGCAACCTTATCATTACCACCAAGCTTTTTATACAAATCAAATACTAAAACAATTGAATTATTGATAAGATTGGGAGTTGCTTGCTTTATATCGAGTTTGGCTACTGTACTGTTTGTCGGATAAATATTACAGACAATCTGTGCTGTAACTGCATACAAAACATAAAACTTAATATCGTTTATTTCTGTTGGATCATATTGTCTGCTAGATTTAAGTTCTACCTCAATTTGTCTACCCCATGATGCCAACAAATAGTAAGTATTTAAGTCATTATTTTCATGAAATAACTTATTATATGAATCGTCATCTTCTAAAAGAGTCGAAGGTCTTGCCCTAGCATAGTCAGGCTTTTGCATAAGGGAGGACATTAAACACTGCGACATGAAAGGGATGCTAACTATATCCTTAGGTTTTTTTCCTTCGTTTTTATAATAATTCTTGCGCCTATCATAAAAGAGCCCTTTTGGCTTCAGATATTCTTCGATTTGTCTATGTATTTGATCTGTAGCTCTTAACGATGCTTTAGGAATGGGTGTTTGACTATTGGTGGCACGTATAATCCTATCTCTAGTTTCTTCATTTTCAGGTACGATAACTCTAATCAGTACATCTCTTTTTTCATTTTCTAAATTTTGATTGTTGTTTGAGAAAAACCTAAATATCTCATTGGAAGTTTGCAGGCCATTAACGATCTCAGGATTATGAATTACTAATTCTTTACCCCCTGGTGCAGATGCTTCACTGGCTAAAATTGTCACACCGTTATTTAACCACCAGAATTCTTCTGTACCAGGGTTTTCTAGAGTATCTTGTATTTCATTATTAACGTTATTTTTACCTTGATAATCACGTACATTTGATTCAAATATATGCTTTATTAGTTTGCCATTGTCATCAGTTATAAATTTATAGTATTCAGCTAAATTGGTTAGTACTATAAATACTTGTTCACTAGTTGAAAGCGGAGTTTCAGAAATTTTTAACCTAAAAACATCGTTTACTCTTTCTTGCGTCAGCTTCATTAATTGATCTGCGCCAATGAAGTTTACATCAACGAAAGCACCAGGAAGCTTCTCAACTATATCCTTTTTGAGTTCATCCGCTTGCATTTGTACATTGGGATGAATATCAATTCCTTTAGAAACGTAATAAACAATGATTTTTAATTTTGGTTTTTTTGTAATTAAAGCAACATATGTAGATCGGAATAATTCAAATGAAGCTAAAACTTTGTCATTGTATCTTCCCTCAAATTTTGCACGATCAAAATCAAGATCAAATAGATTTCTACAAAGCTTTGTTAGTTTTATAAGTGGATTTTCATTAAATGAATTTTCATATTTGGCTTGAATTAAAAAGAATTCAATATCAACATTTTTTTTATATTTATCTTTAATGTTTTCATCTTCTTTTACTAATTCGCCGTTTGTAAAAAGGTAAATGGAGTCAGTTCCTCCGTCATGACTTTTTCCACATATTCCTGAGTTTATTTCGTCAAAGCTCAATTCAAAATCTTTTAAAACTTGCAATGAAGCATAAAATTCGAAGAAATCACTTAAGGAAATGTCTTCCTCATAATGCGCTAATTCTTGTTCAACAGTTGCTTCCAGAAGAATCTGGTTATTTTTTGACATTGCTATTCCTAGTATTCATAGGTTTTAGAGGTTGAATCATTTTATTTTTATAAATTTGGTAAAAACCACCGTCTTCAGACAGTTGCCTTGACTTTAAATGTGTTGACTCATGCGCGTTTAGCTTGATGCGAGTAGACGATTTTAGTCGCCACATCCAATCTTCGCTAACCCGTCTACTTTCAGTAGGTGCTAGTTTAGTGTCCACAATTTTCATGGGCAAGACAGTAAGCAACTGCTTTTTATTGAAACAGGGTAATGTTTATTCCGGGTACTCCAAAAACAAGCTAAAGTTTTTGCAATCTCAGCCGTTAAACAACATACAACAATTGTATTTTCATTCCTTCAAGCTCGGTAAGTTCTACATTGCTCACCGGGTTATTTTTTGTTTGTCCTTAAAACAACCCCATCTGCCTTGATTCTTCCTGCTGTTCAACCGCCAGAATCTTGCGCACTTGCCTCTCAGTGAGGCCATATTTGAGCGCAAGCTGGCGTTGGCTAAGTGTTGGCCATTCCTCGCGGATTTTGCTGTTGCGCAGCGCGACGCTGATGGCTTGTGCTTTGGGGATGCCGAAGTGATCCAGCCCTCCGAAGAGCTCTACCAACTTGAGCGCAGCATCAATACCCACGATATCGATCAGCGTGTGATCTTCTAGCAGTTGCTTATGGGCACATACAGGCGCACGCCGCCATAGTGCTGAGCTAGCTTGAGCGTGGCGGGCAGACCGATTAGCTCAGCTATCTCCTGTAGGATGCAGGGTAACAAACTCTCATCCGGTACGTTGGTCATCAGTGCCTGAAATGATTCAAGCTGGTCTATCTTCAGATAAGTTCCAATGATTTTTCGATAATAGCAATTAAATGTCTATCATTTGTATTTTCTTTATCTGTACCATCCCCCCATCCCATCTGACTGAATATGCTTGCCATCAGGGGTGAGGTACCCACCTCTGCCATCCGATTGATAATGTCCTTCCGGGGTGAAATATCCACCCATATTATCGGGTTGAATATGTCCATCTTTAGTGAGGAATCCACCCCTACCATCGGATTGGATATGGCCACCATTTGGCGCATAGTAGCCGCCCATCCTGTCTGATTGGTAGTGGCCTTCATTGGTGAAATAGCCGCCCAACTTATCTGGTTGGATGTGATCTCCAGAAGCAAATGCCAGATGGGAAATAAAAATGGTTAGTAATGCGTATATAAATTTCATATATTTGTGGATCTAGCGAAGATTGTTATTATGATGAAAGCTAAATCGACGCAATTCTATTAATCATAAGAAAATAGCATGCAACTTTCTGAGTTATATTTCAATTTTGACGTAATGTATTGCGTCATTTCGGAGGTCTAATTTCGTTGGGCGTCTATTTAGCGAGACAGTGGTAGTGCTCGAAAAATTGAAACAACGCGCGCGCCATCTCAAGGCGGAAACCTTTGCGCTTTACCTTGCTGCCCGTGACCCACGGACACCTTGGTATACCAAGCTTCTCGTTGCCGGTATCGTTGCTTATGCCATCAGCCCTATTGATCTTATTCCGGACTTTGTACCTGTTCTTGGCTACCTGGATGATTTCATCCTGATACCTCTGGGTATTGCATTGGCAATCAAGCTGATTCCCCATTCCGTTCTGGCTGAATGCCGAGCACGAGCACAGGAAACCATTAAAAATGAAAAACCAGTAAGTCGGGTTGCTGGCGCAGCAATTATCGCAATTTGGCTACTGTTGGCTACGCTCTGCATCGTGTGGGGCTATGAAGCGCTCATGGCGCAACCGTGAGCACACCCAACGATTCAATCAACCGGACGTGCTAAAGCGCGCCGGTTATTTCAAAAGTAGAATAATAGCCAATTAGATTTTTATTTATTTCAACCCTCCGCCTCCACAAATAATGAACATCCAGGATCGTGTGCACGCACCTTCACGTGCCGCTCTTCACACAGCTTGGTTTCAGAGTTGAACGCCGTGCAATTGCCGCACACTTCGCCTTCCGTAGGCTGCTTTTCGAGTATTCCCATCACGCCATCAGGTAAGCCAGGCATACCCTTTTCGACCATTTCTTGACGTTTCTGCATCACTTCTGTCTCAGGATTTTTTGGCAGAATAAATAATGTTTTCCCATAGTCTCCAGTCATCATGTATCCATAAACAGCGGCATCGACCATATCATCATGCTCACAGTCCGGGCCAAACGATAATAGTTCGTTGATAAACTCTTGTGGAAGTGTCTCTGCATGCCAGACAAGCCCGTTCTCGTATCGTGTAATCAAGCCTTGTGCACGCGTCAATTTATCTTTATCTGGTCTTACCTGTCGCACAGGAAGATCGGTAGAGCGCAATAATTCCTCTACTACAGCAGCCTGATATTGCACCACTTCAATAGCAATCGATTCTGGGCGCCATCTTTCCGCTTTACTTTGGATAAAATCCAACGCATCCCGGAAACCAACTCGCCTTCGTTCTGCATCTACTATCCACACGCGGCCTGTGTTCTTATCCACACCAACAGTAACAATTGCAGTATAGTCAGCGTTTTCCTTCATTGAAATTGCAAGATCAACTCCCTGATACAGCGTCATACCCTCCGGTGGCTGACCGCTATGGAGATGCTCTGCCTTAATGAACGTGCCAGCGAAAGTTACGAATTGCGCCTCGATCTCCTGCATGAACGCCAAACGAGGCATGCTAGAGCGCATTCTTTCAATGTCTTCCCGATTGATATGAGGATTTTCCCAAGTCGGTATCTGCCAGGATTGCCATTGGTCATCTCGCGCCGGATTTGCGGCATGACCATAATCAAACAGAGTCTTGAAGAAATTATCACCCTTCGGAGTGCTAACAATCCATGCCTCTCCTTGGTAATCAAGCAAAAGCGGCTGTATGTTCTGACTCCATGATTCTTCCAGTCGTTTTATCATGGCGGCCTCATCGATAACTACCGTGGCATACTTCCTGCCCCGGCCAGCATCAGGATTGTCCAATGACCAGAACTCAATACACCCACCAGTATTTAGGTCAATACGCTTATTCTGTTCTGATTTCTGGGAAGTAATGGGTTTCAGCAGATAAACTAGATTCCGCCACGATTCAAGCATGGTTTGATAGGTGGGGGCATACAACGCCACCGGGTACCCATGAAGCGCTCCCTTTTTGCGAGGGCCATCAAGGAGCACATCAGCAGAGAGGAAAGTTTTCCCGAACCTTCTGCCACACGAAGCGACATTGTAACGTCGACTTTCTGCGAGCATTCTTATTTGAGCAGGGTGAAGCTGCGGCATTCCCAAACGCTCACGTATAGTTTCCGAATCACCATTAATCCGCTTAAGTTCTTCTGTGCGGCGGCGGCGAATTTCCAGCTCAGCCGCTGCCCGAATAGATAACGGAATAACCATTACAACAGCATCCCAATCTCATTAGCCCATGTAAACGGGTCTTTGGCATTTTTACGACCATTGCAAGATCGACATAACAATTGAATATTGTCAATCGCGTTACTTCCACCTTTGCTCAGAGGCTGAATGTGATCGCGATCATATGAGTTACCAAACTTTGCACCACAATAAGCACAGCGACCTTTTTGTTTTTCATTTAATTCTTCAATCTCTTTCTCTGTGAATTTTCCATTAGCACCATGCCTCAACGCACGACGAATAGAACCTCGATGGCGAGAATATCTGAGTGCATTATTTGGCATCCAAACGACACTATCTGATTTAGCGCACCCGCATGAAATAGTGCGCCCACTTCGCAATGAAGAAAGAGAAACTTTCTTTTCACATCCACAGTCACATTTGCACAACCACAATGTGTGGCCTGAAGAATTTTTTCCAGATCGCTCAACAGCAGTAAGTTTGCCAAATCGCTCGCCAGATAAATTTATCAATCGCCTATTTCTAGCGTTTTCATACTCGTAGCAACCACACGAAGGATTCTTGCTTTTTCTTAAATACAGACCTGTAACCGTAACATCCTTTCCACAATCACAGCGCGTATTGAATTGAGACATTCCTTTTTTAGATTCGCATGTAGAAATTACGACCAAACGACCAAACCTCTCTCCTGGCAAATAATTAATGGATACGCCAAGTGTTCGCCCGCAAACCTTAGCTGGATCGCCAAGAAGGAGGCAACCACATGACTTGATTTGTCCACTGATTAGATTGCCTCGAATTATGGATTTCTCGTTGCCGCATTCACAACGGCATATCCACCTTGAACCAGAATGGCTTTTTCTTTCGGAATCACGACGAATTACCGTGAGGCGACCAAACACCATTCCGGTCATATCTTTAGCAGTCACCATGTTCTTGTAATTAAACTGGCATTCTCCCTTTAGCTATCGCCGCCAATTGCTCATCCGTAAGCGTCGTCACGTCCACAATTTGATCTAAATTCCAAGCTTTCCTCTCCCCATCCTGAATGATCTTCAACGTTTCACTCGCAATCTTGGCTGCTTTCAAGTCTTCGAATGCGATACGCTTTTCCTCAAGACTTGATGCCTCACTATGCGTTTTGCAGCCTGCCTCCACCATCTCGCGAACCGTCGGCCATTCTTCACGATGCCGTTCAATAACGGCGGCACGGCGCTCCGCTTCAGCATCAATCGCCTCAGCCCGTTTTGAAAGGTTGTCACTGGAAACATAGCCGGAAACTTTCTCGGAAACTTTCCGCCTGATCGCCGGTTCAATACTCCGCGTCCATCCTTCTTTCTCGGCCTTTTTATTAATTGCCGTATGAGAAATACCGAATATCACGGATAACTCTCTGGCAGAAGCGCCTACTTCAAATTTGGCACGAATATCATTCCATTGCTCAGGAGTTAGTCGAGCCACTTACCAGCCCTCCCTCTATCGTTCTGGCGTTCAGGAATGAATAACCAATAAAATTCTGGCAGCCATCCAGCGTCAAAGCCGGAGTGATAAACCACCGCGCAACCTGGTCGCCCGGTTCGCGCCGCATGCATCGTTGACACAAAAGCGCGTTCTTTCCTTTACATCTCTCCACATCGTAAGGTAATGTCATGTGTTTAATTGCTATCCAGTTTATTGTGATTTGTACTCTTGCCGGAACACACATTAACCTAACATCACGATCGATAATCAATGCAGCATACTTTCCGCTTTAGGAGCCTTAACCCACCCGTACTTACTCATGATTCTTTCATCAAGCGTTTCTATATCAATCTCTGCGTCCAAAACGAGAACGGTCACGTCTTTAAAGCCCAGAGTAGTTAATCTATCCCTCAATGCCGAGAAGTACATTTGTGCTTCTTTATCGGGCACCTTCCCGGCGGGAATACGAATAAGCAGAATGTCACCATCCTTGATATCGAGCTTGCTGACTTCAAGCTCTGGCACTCCACTTGCATTGTTTTGTTCTTCCACCTCTTTCTCCTTTTAATTAATCATCTATCTGCTTGGCTATAATTTCAGTTTGATATGGCTCGTTTGGATTATCCGAATACACACATCTAATCCCTAAATCAGTACCGTCTTTCAGCTTGAGACCACAGCAACAGATATCCCTGTGATCATCAGAAACTGCTATCTGTCCGCAATCAGCACATCTGAATACCTTGCCTACCTCCCTCCAGACACGTTCACCCGCAGCCTCCTTAATCGTTTTCTGACTAGAAGCGTCAGCAAACAAATCAAGTTGCGCATTCTCTACGCGCCGAATTGCCCGGCTTTTGTATCTCACCAGAATGCGTCCAAAGCAGTTCCGGCAGATATGATCAGTCAGATACCAACTCTCTGGCTTCAATCGCAAGCGCCCTTCTATAAAAACCAAACCGTACGTTTTTCTGACTGTCTCTCAGCATTCTAATAATCATTTCATTCGTCGATTCTGCAAGTACAGCCCTTGCAATATGCAATTCGTCACCAGTTACATACGGCACACTCATTGGTTTCAATGGCCTTTGTTTAATCGGCTTAGTGCCTTTAGCATTCTTCCCCTTCAACCACTCTTGTTGCCTGTTGTAGCAGCTCACACAAATATTGTCGCTGATAAATCGATTGGATGGCCTGTGACACCTGGCGCAGATTCTTTTACCTGATAGACGCGATGTAGATATTTCATGCTCTCCGGCATGCATTGCGCCTATCTTGCAGTTCCTGCAGTGATGAAGACGGAAGTTATCTTTTTCCTTGCGTGCTTGACGCCACATATCGGCGCACGATGATTTAGTCAGTGTTGCAGATAATCTGCTGCACTCGAAATATTCCCCAGGACAATCCCCTCTTAAAAAGTATTTGATAGGCTCCATCTCCAACATTCCTTGTCAGTTAAGCAGCGTTAACAACCATTAATTTTCTTCATAGTCCTTACATCTTCTACCGTGCTTGCGTTGTCTGCCATCAGCATCCGTTCTGGTGCAAACCACTATTTCCTGTCCGAATGCAAAATCCCGGTGTTCATGAATGCATCCTTTGCACGTCCTGGACTCCCTTACCATCAACACTTTGAGTGGGTCTTTGTATGCGAGCTTAGTTAGATACATTTTAGGCGGCGTCCACCAGCTTCATTGCGTAATGCAGCAAGCAGATTGCATCGGCTTCGTTGTCATCAGCAGGTTTGTACCCCAAGCTCTTTGCAGCCGCTATCATTGCATCCTTGTTCGCGTTACCTTTCCCTGTTGCGCTTTTTTTTATAGTCCCAACCGGAACTCCTTGATATGGGATCTGGTAATGCTCGCACCAAGCGGTAAGATGGGCCATAAATCCACCGTATGCATGTGCGGCATCTACTCCCAGGTGATTGCGCACCTCTTCAAAATAAACTGCGTCTATACCCTCAACAGAGGATTTAATTTCAGACAGCCAGCGTTTGAATCGCAAAAATCTCATACCGCCACCCTCAAACCTTCCTGGCTTAAAACTCTCAACGCCACTCGCGATGGCTCCATCCCCCTGATATATCGCCCATCCAGTATTGGCACCAAGGTCTAATGCTAGAATTTTGGTAATCAAGTGCTCCTCCGATTCTTTTTTCTTAAGCCACCGAGCGGTTTAAGAAAACCGTTATTTCTCAAAATATCGCGAACTTTAGACCGAGGCACCCCCGTCAAGCTTATGATCCTGCTGATACTTTTTCCAGACGCTTTCAATTTCTTGACTCTCAACTCGATGCCGCGCTCATCACTCAACGAAATAGCCATGACCTCTACTCCTCTGCTAGATATTTTTCTTTTGATTTAAAAATGTATCCGCCCGCCGTTTTTTGACCGCCCGAGCATGCCGCGCTTATGTTTACTCGCCCGATCCCGGTCATCTCTGCTGCGTGCGTGTGGCTGTCAAACTCATCAACAAATTTGCCATCGAGAGTGAGTTGCACGACCTTTCTTTTTCCTCCGCCATATCGGCTTGTTTTTGCTAGTCTTCCTGCTCTAATGAGCGTTTTCCGGACATACCCTAGCGTCGTGCCAATTAACTCAGGTATCCGCAGGAGATCAGTTGAGCAGTCGAATAAATCAATGATCTTGCCCTCTTTATTCGTTACCGTGTCTTCGATTATCATTTTCACCAACTCAGGGTCATAATCGGCTGCCTCTTCCTCATCGAATCTGGCTGATCCTCTGACAACACGCGCTTTATCCTGTATTTTCAAAGAATCTACTGCATTGCTCGCCCCAAACAAAATCATCCAGTTTTTATCTACTGCCCGCGCAGCTTCCATTTTTCCTCCTCTTATATTCGTCATACACATCTGATCTAAGCTTGTTTGCTGCCTCCGACCCTCTTTTTTTCTCAACACCATCCAGATATTTAATTCTCTCTGCCCTGTCGGGAAGATCGAGCACGTACTGGATTTCACAGAGATGCCTGAACGACTCTGAATTTTCAGTCACAGAAAACTCCTGTCCATCGCTAAAAACTTGTTCTGCAATCCCAGCAGGTAAAACTCATTTGGAAGTTTGAATAATCTGCAAAACTTTTTCGGGCCAATACCATGCAATCCGATTTCACCTGTATGATGGGCTTCGCATAAACATACGGTCATGTAGCTGTTTCGTGGATTGCTGCCGTCAGCCACGTGATGCACTTGCCCAGGCGTTCTCATACCATCGAACTCACGACAGAGGATGCAGCCCGTGGAAGATACAGAATTCATGTGATCGCGTTCTGCTTTAGTCATGCAAACAGCCTCATCTGCTTAGTGTGGTGCTCTATTCTTTCGCATGCCGCGTTGTAGTAATCAAGGTCGAGTTCACACCCAACAAACTCAAATCCTAGATTGTTGGCAGCGATGGCAGACGATCCTGAGCCTAGATGCGTATCTAAAATTCTGTCGCCTGGTTTGGCGTAGTTGGTTAGAAGAAATTCGTAGAGTTTAGTAGGCTTCTGAGTAGGATGAATCCTTACCTCTTTTTGTATTCCAGGCTCTTGCCAGAAACCAGACCAAAGATATTTGAATAGATCAATGCGGTTATAGAATGATTGATAAGCTATGTCCGCCATACTGAATGGGCTTCCTTGCTCTCCTTTAATCCAGACAATACGCCCACCAGAAGAACCCTGGAAATCAAAATAGTTTATCCCCCAAATAATCTGGTTTCTTGAGACACGCTTTAATTCATCAAAGTATTTTTGGTTAGGCACTGTCCAGCTACTTGAAACATCTTTGTAAGCACCAACATCACATCTTTGTTTTGTACCTTTGTAATATCCTGGCTTTTGTGGCCCATCAAAATAAGGCGGATCGACCAAGGCAAGCTCAAACGCCTTATCCTGCAATGTAGCCATATACTCCATACAATCCACTTGATACAGAGTTGCTTTGCCGATAGTCTTCATGCTGCCTCCACAAAACTCTGAGCCATGTGCTCAATCTGCTCTGGATCAAGATCAGGCCAATACCGATTTGCGATGTACTCGCAAAATTTCACCGCAACCTGCCTGAATTCCCCTTCCTCCATCGACTCAAAAGACAAGCTTCTCGGTATGCGATATTTCACTTCACCCTCACCAAAATCCACCATCATTTCATCGCAGGCAATGTTTCCTTCTAGCTGCATCTTTTTAAGCGCATCATGTGCATCCATCCCATGGAAATCATGGATATTCGCTACAACCAGCTGCCCTATCCGGTGAACCAGGCGGTTAAATCCTAGCGAACGAAGTTTGGATATACTCACCGCCACCACGTCATTCACATGATACTTACGCGCCCTTAAACGCTCCTGAGCGTAAGAATCTGCAGGCACTAGCGCCCCCTTGGCTACGCGGAAGAATATTTTTTCCTTTACCGGTTTCTTGCGAACCTGCTGCATCTCTCTCTAATCCTTGAAAAACAGCTTAACCACACGGTATGGCGCGTTAGTATCCGCATTCATAGGCGCTGCATCATTGTAGATATCCGCGACTTTCTGCAGGTCTTTCTCATTCAATCCAGACATTGATGTGTCATGTAGCGGATGGTTATTTCTATCGACGATTGCGCAACTGTAAAAATGCTCCCCGCTCATTTCCTACTTCCCTCCCTCTTGACCATTGCCTGGCACCATTGCCTACCAGAAATATGATTACTACCATCTGCAAATGGCGACCCAAGCGGCTCCCAGCCTAGCGTGATGCATTGGCAAACGCGATCAGTCAGTTCTGATAGCTCAGATTCTTTTAAGATCGTGTAATCGCTCACGGAATTAATCATTTGGCTCAATTCAAGCTACCCTCTCCTTGATTTCAAGATGTTCTGTGACATGCTTCAAGCCTACATCGGGAGACTGATATGTCATGCCTCTTTCACGCAGATTGCGCTTCCAGGCTGGCTCTTGCTCCATGATTTTCTTCATTTTTTCCAGCTCTCGTTGAGCAACTTCCGATTTGATGTTTGATGGCTTGTTGTATTCGATCAGAACCGGACGCTTGGGTACTTCACGCGGAGAAATTCCCGTCGCTACGTTGTGAATTGCCTCGTCAAGCGCGGCTTTCCACCGACCCTTCACGTTGATGTAAACCGTGTTCATGATGTCGCCACCCAGCTTCGCAGCGGCCCAGTAGATCGCAGGATTCGACCAGCGATCTTTCCCCTCGGAACGTGCCCGCATCTGCTCCACAGCCTCGTGGAAGGCTGTTTCGTAGTCAAGCGCAGGCCTGCACGCTTTCAGAAATTCCGGGAAAGACGGCGGCCAGTCGTAAAGCTCGATGCAGCGCGCAAGGCCGCGCTTTACTTCGTCGAAAGTGACGTTGCGTTCGTCAAGTTCTTCCCCCCAGCACTGACACCAGTTTTCATGGTCTTCCGGAGACTTAAATTGACCTCGCCACCTGTTCGGATAAAGCATATCCAGCTTATCGAAAAGATATTCAATCGGCGATCTGCCCTTGAAGCGCTGGCATCTCGCCAACCACGATTCCGTTAATGTCGATGATGTTATTTTTTCTTGGTTTTCCATATCCGTCATTTCCTCGGTTGTAGTCCGCTGCGTCGAATTTTTTTAACCCCTTTGCGCCTTTTGCAGGCGGTCCTTGAGCGCGTTGCTCAGCATCAGCTTTGTGTTGCATTGATCGCAGCAGCCACTTGCGAAAACACGCATCCCAATCAGCCCTAACCTCGCCTGTAGACTCGTAATGCGCCACGAACAGATCAGCCTCGGTGCCTACGTCAAGCTCGTGTTTTGCCGCCAACCTTACCGCCGCCTCGGTGGGCCTGAAAGGTTGCTGGATGTGCGTTTGAGTCAGTTTTTTAGATGGAGAAGGTTGATTTTTAGCGTGAGAGTGAGACGCGTTAGCGTCATTTTTTTCATTCGCGCCTAACTCTTTTAAGATCTTGCTACCTCTCTCAATAGGTGTACTTGGTTCTTGGTTAGTAGTTACTGGTTTATAGTTAGTAGTTATAGCCGTGCCAGGTGCGTCACAGGCACGTTCCAGTTCCGTCACAGGCGCGTCACAGGCACGTTCTTGTTTGATATCATGCTCGTAATTTGCTGTTTTATCGCATATTTCAGTCTTTTTGCCGCAGTGGATTCTGTGAAGCTCTCGGAGGGGCTCTGTTAAAGTTTTCCACCCTGGGATTACTCCTTTCTCTCGCAAATCAGAAAATAGTCTTTTCCTTTCTTCCCTGTGCCTTCGTTTGCGTTCTTTTTCATTTTCTTCTTTTGCCTGGCTTTTATCTTCGTAAAGCAGAAATTCCTCTATCTCCTCAAACGCCCTCTGATTAATCCACCCCTCTTCGGTGAGAATAAAAAATTCATTCAAAACCTGTTCCACATCTTCCTGATAGTCGCGGAGCATTAACAGCCTGCAAATCGCTTTTAAGTCGGCAGGAACGGGCTTTTCATGTAAATACTGCCAGTCCAATAACCTTCGATAACAAATATCTTCGATAGGGGTTAAGTGCCTTGTATGGCTCATGTAATCTGAGATATTGAACTGGTAGTAATGCATGACTTATCCCCTATCTGCCCTTTCCGGGAATTTCTTATCTTCAGTAGAAACCTTTCTAGCATTGCACTTCATGCACAATGTTTGAAGATTGTCAGGATGATGAGATCCCCCGTTTTTACGGGAAATTTTATGATCAGCAACTAAACGTTCATCAGAGCCGCATCTAACGCATTTATTTCCATCTCGATGAAAAACAAAATCTCTTAAAGCTGCATGACTTGGTATTTTGAATTTAAGGCGACCTTTAATTTCTGGCACCTTCCATTCTCTTAAGCTGTGATCAATCCAGAATTGAGGAGAGACGACCCCGTATTCACGCATGGCTTCTTCCTATTTTTTATTTGATGCTTCGTTAGAAATTGAACAAGCCGATTGATCAATGTCATACGCAGCAAAAGCTGCTGCCATATCGCATGCCTGCAATAAACGCGTGTCTTCGTCGTCAGCAATAATTTCCCTATTGCCAATGTCGTCGATAAGAACTGATCTGCTGATCAGCAGTAAAAGATCAAATACAATTTCATTTTCTGTTGCTGCTTTACGCAACCTTTCAACTTCACTAACAAATTCAGGATTGATATTCATTTTTATTCCCACCCCAATCCCCTACCTGCACCAAAGTACAGGTGCCCCTCAGTACGATTCACGGTGAGAAGTAATTCTTTTAGGATTATCAAAACTCTATTGGCGAGGGTGCTCGGTAATTCCTTATAAGACCTGATCCCAACATCCCTTTGATCGGTGGCGAAGGCCGTTGTGGCTTTCAGGGAGGCAGGCTCGTCCTGTCGATTTAATAAGGAATCATTAACATGGCCAATAAACCATGCAAGCCTTGTAAAACGCCTCCACGTGGGCCGAAGACTGTTCCGGTCAAAGCTCACAAACGGCGTCCGCCAAGGGATTGCAAATAAATAACCTGTAAATAACGCCGAGCGCCCTCGCCAATGGGGTTTAATCATTTCAGCCTCCATTCCCTACCTGCACCAAAGTACAGATGTACTCCTGTACAATTCCCATCCCGCATAAACTCCGGCATGATCAAAAAATTCCCCGTGGCGACCTGCTGGATGGGGTACAGCAGATAAGGGAGTAGCGCCACGAGGTAAGAGAACACAAGGAAATCAATAATCAGAGGCATTGCATAATCGTAATTACGGTCATTTTTATTCTCGTCGATCACTATTGCGAAGCTCTTCATTGCGTCGATCAGATGTGTCAGTGATTAACATCTTCCCAATGCCCGGAGTCGCTGGAGATAGCTCAGCTTCTGGATCAGGCGAAGGTTTGGTAGTTTCTAGTTTGAATGTAGTAAAGGTTCCGCGTAGGTATTTCCAGTCAACGTCTGGACGTAACTCTTCACACTTAACTGTGCCACCAGATTCACGCTCGATATTTATGCAAAGACTTTCTCCTGATTTTTTATACCCATATGCAATATTTCTGATGTGGGCAAAACTAGTGCCACATTTTGCCGAAAACACATCTCTCTCTTCTAAAGGGATGGTTTTAATGTAATCTTTTAGTTTCATAAGATTAGTATACACCATAAAGTGTATACTATGTCAATGCAGAAATACACCTTTTAGTGAATTTACTGAATGATTATGAATTGTTGTAATTACGATATGAAAATCACAGATATTCGCAGAGCAAATCTGAAAGACCTTGTGGACATGGAAAGTCTATCTGCAGTCTCAAAGAAAGCCGGAAAACCAGATAGACAAATCAATGACATGATTGCCGGAAGAAAATCTTTTGGTGAGAAAATTGCAAGGGAAATAGAAGAGAATTATGCATCTCACCTTCCTACAGGATGGCTTGATAAAGAAAATTATGTAAAAGAATTTTTCAAATCACATAAATCTTCCGCAATATATGACCAGGAACCTGTCATATCCTCAAAGATGACATCAGAGAAGGAACACACTAACGCTTCCGCCTTTTTCCACATTCTTGACGTAAAAGCTGCTTGCGGAGAAGGTCATTTTAATAATGATTACCACGAGATTGTACGATCGATAGAAATGGAACCAAATGAAGCACAACACCTGATTGGCAGCATGAATCGTAATAATAAGATTCAGATTGTCATTGCTAGTAAAGATAGCATGGCTCCTACCATCCAACCTGATGACTTGCTGTTTGTTGACATGTCGATCAAAGATTATGCCGGAGAGGCTATTTACATATTGCTTCACGGCGGCGAACTAATATGCAAAAGACTTTCAATTGTTGGAAAGACGCTCATGGTCAGCTCGGATAATAAGTTTTATCAGAGCTGGCCATGGGATGACCGCATGGAGGGCACACGGATTATCGGAAGAGTAATCCGGGCACTTCCCATGACGTTCAAGAAATTTGGATCGGTGTGAATGCAACCAAAAATAATCCTTTTTAATCTGATTCTGCTTGTATTATCACTCCCACTCTACGCTGCTCAAGAATACAGAGGCCGTGTCGTAGCCATATCCGATGGGGATACCCTAACGATTCTTGATTCGAATAAACGTCAAATCAAAGTTCGCCTAGCTGAGATTGACACGCCAGAATCAAAACAGCCATATGGTAGCAAGGCAAAACAAGAACTGTCAGCACTCGCTTATAACAAAACCGCTATCATCAAGGCTCAGAGCACGGATCGATACAAGCGCGTTGTTGGTCGTGTCTATGTGGGTAATGTTGATGTGAACGCGGAGCTGGTCAGACGCGGTTCTGCTTGGGTATATCGGCAATATGCCAAAGACAAAAAACTTTTTCTTCTCGAAGATCAAGCAAGAAAGAAACGGGTTGGTTTATGGAGTCTGCCTGAATCAGAGAAAATCCCACCTTGGGAGTGGCGTCGGTTTAAGAGAAGGTAAGCACGCTAAGTAATTTGCCAAGTTGAACTTATGAGCAATTAGAATAGCCTAATTAAACGTACTATGTTAGAGTTAGAAAATGAAAAAGGGAACAAGAAACGTTTTGCGTGGCATTGGGAGCTTGATAGATATTATGCCATCAAATGGATTAAACAAAGCAATTGCCCGTCAACATGCAAGTGATGACGTTGCTTCTCATTTCGGTCGAGTTGCAGTAGCGCTTAAGGATGCATGCGCTAGATTTGAGAACGATGTCAAAATCTCCACCAACAAGAAGTAGCCGGAAAACTCCTGTCAAATCTGGTAATAATAACCAGAATCATGTAACACCCTCTATTTCTGCAACAAGCTTCTCTGGCCCAATGCCACACCCAACCATACTGGAAGGGTACGAGAAGACAATTCCAGGAGCCGCTGAGCGCATCCTGGTCATGGCGGAATCAAGCATGAAACACAAGCATCAATATGATAGTGCTTTGCTTAAGGCGTCGGAAGATCAGATCAAGCGAGGGCAGGTTCTAGGTTTTTTAATTGGTTTGGCTACGATTTCCGCATCTGTCTACTTCGCTACAATAGGGTATCCTGTTCTAGCGGGAATAGTTGCAGGCTCTACCTTAATAGGTCTTGTCTCAGTATTTGTCATCGGAAGAATTACTGAAAGCAAGGAATAAAACCTAATTGATTTTACTTGAGCAAGAATAACAAATCTCCTATAGTAAAACTTGTTTTATTTATTCCTGTTTATTATAACTTGGTAAGGATATAGTCCAATGTCATACATAATTAGATGGTTTGTAATATCAGCTGCAAGTATAGGATCCATATTATTCTCCACAACCTTATTAGCTGTCATTCCCTATGAAAATAACAATCAAACATTGAATATATTGCATAGACTCTTTAATGTTTCTATTTTCGATCACTTCACATTACCGATGCATTATGGCAGCGTGCCGCCATCTGGTTATGCAATCGAAGGGCAACAATTCTATGTGCCATCTTGTAACAATAACCCACTATCAGGCACACAAAAACTCTATGGATTATATGCCAATAGTATAACGGATCACATGATAGCGGAAGCTTCATCAGTCAGTGGTTACACCAATGATCAAGGGATAATGGGTTGTCCATATACGACTCAAATTATTGGAACACAGCAAATTTTGCGATGGTGGAATGTATCGAATACAAATCATTTAGCAGCCTTCCCTAAACCAATAGAGGACCCTACATCCGCCGGTTTCACTAAAGATAATAACTTTTTTGGCTATGGTTTCCCACGCTACAAGGCTTTTTGTGAGGCAAAATTTAACGGCTCTCCTGGACTTGATAATTGCGGCGGCACTCAAATAACTGTCGGAACCAATGCTGCAGCAGGTAGTGCCATATTTACTCTGACTTGGAATGGCAAGCAATTTATAAACGATTGGGATTATGGACGACAAATACAGATCGCCGAAAATTCCGCTTCTTCTTGTAGTGGATACAACTGCGCAGATAATCCAACAGAAGCAGGAGATAAATGGGGGTGTAACCGACCCAACTCTGACAATCCACCTCATCTCGCATGGAGAGCGCATGGGTCGCCCACTATTAGCTATAGTTGTTCGAACAAAATCTTAAACACATCTACCTATCCTCTCCAGTGGGAACCACAATTACTAGCCCCTAATGGCTTTCCGGGAGGTGAAGATAATCCAGTTGGGTGGATTGGAACTTTCTCCAAGAAACTCACATTTGATTTTCAATCACGCCCTAATATCATCCAGTTTCAAACTACAATCAAATACCCAACAGCAGAGAATCAAGCACGGCAGCAAGTTACACCCGCCGTGTATCTAACAGAGGAGTTCACGAGGGCATATAAATATGAAGGTGGTACTGTCTATCAAGCTGGTGTTCCTAGAGGCGCGCTGTCAGGTGATCTCGATCCCACAATACCCACAACCGACCCATATTATAATTGTCTTTCGGTAACAGGATTAGTAGCTGGTGGCGTTATTAGATGCAATGATACGAATTCTCACTGCTTGGGAATTTACCAAAAACACATTGGCAATCATGTGAATCACGGGATATGCAAGACCAAACCTCTTGGTCGAGGAACCGATCAATATGGATGGCAAACCAGATCTTTAGCAACATTTAATATCAAAAACCCCATCCCTGCAGGCGACCTCATCATTAAATCGTACTTGGTTGTTGGATCTTTAACGACTGTACAGTCTGAAATGGATTGGCTCAGAGTAAATAATTACTAAAATAGTCCTCCGGCATAGCCGGGGGATTACCTTATTTATTTACTGGGTAAGCGTAAAGATTGGATGACTTGCGAGATGTCTGATAATCGAATCAAACAAAAGATTGTTTGGGGAAGCAATGAACCTTTATGTCATATGTTAAACATAAAAGACAATAAACCAACTTCACCGATTGTTACTTCTAATTAGCTTTGAACCTAGCTAGGGTAAAAATTACCATAGTTCAAAATAAAACCCCACCAGATCGCAGCATTATCTAGCGGGGTTTCCCCTTTTCAACGAGGGAAAATCACGAAGATCTCTTCGACAATTTACTGATTTAATGTGACAACGAAATTACCATTAGCATGTTGTGGATTAGCAATGTAATAGTTATTTCCGTTTTTTAACACACCCGCCTGGATAGTAGAACCGTTAGTCACTGATTTCACCGGAGTTGGATCTGAACCAGTAACATCTTGCTTAATATCAAAAACGACGCCCTGTGCGCTGCTTATAGTAAATCCAGATTGGGGATCATTATTAGGTAGTAATTGAAAATTGTAGCTAGAACGATGATCTTGCCCTTGTAAAGGTGCAGACTCGGAAGCAACAGACGCAAAATTGGTCATAATTCATATCTCCTAAATATTAAAGTCAATTTCTCTTTATAAAGAAATGCTTGGATAGATTAAGGTCCATACAATTAAAACCCCACCAGACTCGTGTAAATCTGATGGGGTTTCTCACTTTTCTTACTTAGTGTTCACGATAAAGCCGTGAAAGATTGTTATCGGCAGGCTATTCGTTTTCTTTAGCACATTCTAAGCAGCATCTTTAATGCTTATTTCCACTTCCAAACCAATGCTAGTGATCATATCCACCAGTGATTCCAGCGAAAACAAGTCAATCCTTCCACGCATCAAATCAGAAACACGTGGCTGAGTAACACCAAGTAGCTTTGCCGCTTTGACTTGTGTTAAGCCACGGTTTCTCAAATACTCCTGCAAAGACATCATCAGCTCAGAACGCATCTTCATGCTTACTGCTTGATGCGGCGTATCCTCAATGGCATCCCACACGCTATTAAATTTATCGTTCATTTAAACCTCCTCATTAATTCCTTATACCTCGATTTTGCTAGATCAATATTCGTTTTGGCAGTCTTTTCAGTTTTCTTTTTGAAGCAATGGAGCACAAATACAGTCTCATCAAATTTAGCAATATAAATTACCCTATAAACTCCATCTGCATCTCTCACACGAATCTCATTAACTCCTGAACCAATCGTTTTCATTGGCTTCCAGTCATCCGGATCAAATCCTTTTTGCACTCTATCTAGCTGAAAACCTGCTTCACGCCTTGCACTTATAGGAAACGTACGTAATTCACTGAGAGAGTCAGAGATGAATTCAATTTGTTTAACCATAGCATCATTATACAAGTTTTTGTATAACAAACAACCTTCCATCCTCCCTCATCTCCCCTACCTCCATCCCCTCATTCCCCTGCCTGGCGTTTCTTTCTTCCCTAACGAGACCAGCTACAAATAGGCTTACCCTTTGCCTTCCCCCTAGCTGATTCTGGGTTAGCTAATTTCACGCTTCCTTAATTTAATTTTTCCAACAAAAGCACCGGCAGAAATATTATAGCAAATATTACACCATTTGGTGTTGACAGTGTATTCACCTTATGGTGTAATTCTCTTATCAACAACACAAACATACACAAGATGAGGCGCTACTACGTAAGTCCTGATGACAAGAGCAAGAAGCAATCTGAGCTTATTGCGTCGGCTTTCAAGCATAAACATCCGCAAGCGTTTGAGTTGTTGCACAAGGAAGCGCCGTGGCCTGAGCTTTCAAGCATGGCAGAGGAAATTGAGAATTCGTTCCCAAAGACCTTTAAGCAGCTTGAGAAAGAGACATCTGATGCATTTAAAGATTGGCTATACGACGCAGAAGGCCATCATTCATTTGATATTGAGTAATTTCTTTAGGGAGGATTTACAAATGAAAAAGTTATCGATGAAGCACAACTCACAGCCAATTAAATGCAAGGTGCAAATAACCAGACCAGATGGCAAGACTTTCACTTATCAAGGTCTCTTCAAGTCAACGTCTGAAGCGGTCATGGATGCTCTTGAGAAATACGGAATCGTCAAAGTCGATGCGAGGGCTGCCTGATGGAAGAAGCATGTAAGAACTGCGTTTTTTCTGACAAAACGAGATTTTCCGTTAAGGGACACACGCTGTGCAGACGGTTTCCGCCAGGCGGCGACACAAATACTTTCCCCATTATTCATGAGGATGATTGGTGCGGGGAGTTTAAGGAGGATGTAGTTAACAAGGAAAAGGCTGCGGCCTGATTCAACAAGGAGGCTGGATATGGGGAACAACGAACAACAAAAATACGAAGAGAAGCTAAAAGCATTTAATTTTTCGGCAATCATGATGCTGGCAATACTAGCCCTGGCGGTAGTGGGTAATCTGGTAGACGACTACCTTGTTGATCGGATTGTTGAGCCTGCAATCCTGACGATTGAGCTTGGCGAGTGTGGACCAAGCGAGTTTGAAAATCCGGATTTTGTGGAGTCAAAGAATGCGCAATTTTATTAATCGGGTGGTGTTTATCCATAGATCAGGAATATCGATCAGCAAGTCTCTGATTATCGCTATTGAGTTTACGTATCGATTGATGCACGCAAGGCGGATCATCAGGAGGAGCGGGTTGTGAGTCCATCACTAACAATTAGGGCAAGTGCGTTCGCGTCATTATTTGACTGTGCTTATATGTTCGAGGCAATCCACATTCTCGGCATGAAAAATGTTGTTGGACGCAGAGCAATCCTGGGAACCGCAATACACGCAGGGACAGCAGCATTTGATAGCGCAAGACTGGCAGGCTCCACAATATCTGCCGATGATGCAGCCGGGGTGATGATGGATAAGCTTGCTAATCCAGATAGCGATTTTGATCCAAATAAAGACAGTTTATCAAAACGCGAGGCGGAAATTATTGGGATCACTTTGACGGCTAAATACTGCAATGAGTGGGCTCATAAATTTAATTATGTGGCTGTAGAAATGACGACAAAACCTTTGCTTGTGGATTGCGGTGGAGGGACAACAATTTGCTTAACCGGCTCTCTTGATAGAGCTCGTATTTACAAGGATGGCGACAGTGTTGGCATTACTGACATTAAAACAGGATCAAGAGCGGTTATTGAAGATAAAAAAACCGGACTTCATAAGGCAAACATTGCTGGACATGGCGCCCAGGTTGGGACGTACAGTCTACTTTATGAGCATACAACCGGGCAAGAGGTGACGGCTGACGCTGAAATCCTTGGAATGTCCACCAGCAGTTCAGCAAGGATTGCGGCCGGCACGATAAAAAATGCCAAGCAAATCATAACCGGAACTGAGGATCAGCCGGGGTTGCTTGAATTTGCGGCTGATATGTTCAGGTCTGGGAAATTTTATCCGAACAGCAAGTCTTTGCTTTGTAATGAAAAATACTGTCCACGTTTTAATAAATGCACTTTCCGTGAAAGGTAATCGCGTTATGCAAAAAATAAAAAGCACAGATCAAGTAAAGAAAATGTCTGACCTTTATCAATCAGGGAAGCTTCTAAAGGAAATAGCAGAGGTCATGGATTGTTCTGTAACAACAGTCTGGAGTCATTTAAATAAATTTGGCATCAAGATGCAATCAAAAGGAGAGAGATCAAAAGGGAAGCCAAATTTTTCCAGAAGAAAATTTGATCATTCATTGGCGGCATCATTGTACTCATCAGGGATGTCGTCAACAGATGTTGCTGAGAAATTAGGTATCTCAACTACGAGTGCAATAAAAGCAATACTCAATAGCGGATTGAAAATGCGCGGCGCAGGAGAAACCACATCATTAATGGCGAGAGGCAATGTATCAATGAGTTCACACGGCTATGTTCGTGTAAGCGAAGATAGAAAATCTCGAAGATACGAGCACGTGTTGATAGCTGAAAAAGCTATTGGCCGTAAATTACGCAAAGGAGAAGTGGTTCACCACATAGATTGTGACAAAACCAATAATAACCCAAGCAACCTTATGATCTGTACCACTGGATATCACATGCAACTACATGCTCGGATGAGACGCCATCCCTACTGGAACAAATTTTAATAATCATCATGTCATTTTAGAGAGAGTTAACTGAATGCATCAATAAGACCTGGCCGCTATGGTGAGACTCCAGATGCGAACACTCATGGAAAGACGGGGAATAACGATGACTTATGCCGCAAAACGTCATACCAGCCAACTAGGAGGCTGTAGCCAAAAAAGTGGGTTTAAATGCGGCAGAAAGCCAGACTAGATTAATGCATTCACCACAGTATTTAAATTTTTAAAAGGAAAAAATCATGCAACAAACAACGCAACTAACAGCATTGAAAACTAACCAACTGGTGAGTACGCCTGATGTAAAGGTTGATTTCTTCTCCAAAAGCGGTTTTGAGCTGGCGTGCAGAATATCAAGAGCATTTGCCACTTCCAATGCGGTACCGGAACCATTTCGACAATTCAATGAGAAAAAAGACAAACAAGGAAACATTACTTTAGTCGAGAATCCATCAGCAATCGGCAACTGCCTGGTTGCCATGGAGGTAGCTAATTCTGTCGGGCTGTCTGTAATCAGCGTCATGCAGAATGCGGATGTGATCCAAGGTCAATTACGCTGGTCAGCAAAATACCAGATTGCCGCAGTCAATGCGTCTCGACGGTTCACACCGCTCAAGTTCAAGCGGCAAAATCTTGGCCTCATCAAGGCAAAGTATAAAGAGAAAACGGATTGGAATAATCAGCTCAGAAAGTTCAACTATGTTGAGCATGACGTTGAAATTGAAAATTTGGAATGCATTGCCTGGGCTTATGAATTGGATGAAAACATGCGGCCAACGAAAGAGATTGTTCAGTCCATCCCAGTAACGATGCAGATGGCGGTGGAGGAAGGCTGGTATGCCAAGGATGGCTCAAAATGGCAAGGAGCCATGCGTTTACAGATGCTTCAGTATCGCGCAGCTTCCTTCTTCGCCTCTATATATGCGCCTGATGTAATCATGGGCATGGGCAGGAGTAGCGAGGAAGCGCGCGACATTATCGATGTAACGCCTCAATCGGACGGCTCTTATTCAGCCAATGTCAATCTACAAGACCTTAAATCGACGCATGATGTTGGGAATATCCCAGCAACAGGAGAATCTGTTGACCAGGAAACGGGCGAAATATCAACAGCAAGTCAAAACACCGAGCAGGCGGTCTCTGAAGGATTCAGAAACGAAGCGCCAGGCGAGTCTAGTGGAGCAGTATTAGAGCAGCCTGCACCGCAGCCGACAAGACAACGTAAACAAATTGATTTGGGGTGATGATTATGAGTAGGACGAGAGTGCAGCGTGGTTTTCAAAAGAGATAAAGGATTTAAGTAAATTATGAGCGAACAATTAAAACAAGCAATTGAAAATCTTTATGAGATTTTAAAAAGAGAGTCAATGAATGATTGTATTTATGTTGAATTAGATTTTAGCGCGGACGGATATTCATTTTCTCAAAAAATTAGACCTCATGAGACCCTTAAAAGAGAAGGAATAAGCATGAGAAATCTTCGTGGCGAATTCATCAAAGGATAATTTTATGAGCAAAGCAATCATATTCGATACAGAAACAACCGGAATTAACGATCCGGAAATTGTAGAAGCAGCTTGGATTGAGATTGCCGACTTGGCATCACTGGATGTAGTAAATGTGTTCCATGAAAGATACAAACCCTCCAAACCAATCCAACTGTCTGCCATGGCGGTGCATCACATCATGGATGAGGATCTGGTGGATTGCCCTCCTTCCAGCACGTTCCAATTGCCAGATGGAGTGGAGTACTTAATAGGTCACAACGTAGATTTCGACTGGACTGCAATTGGCAATCCTGATGTAAAACGTATTTGCACACTCGCTCTTTCGCGTAGCCTGTGGCCTGAGTTAGAGAGTCACAATCAATCCTCAATGATTTATTTCTTGCATAGAAGTATTGCTAGAGATTTATGCATGCACGCACACTCAGCTAGAGCCGACGTGGACGGCAATAGATTGTTACTGATGAGCATATTGAAAGATAAGTTGAAAAATGTTTCGTCATGGGAAGAGCTATGGCTGTGTTCTGAAGAAGCCAGAATTCCAAAAGTAATGCCATTTGGTAGGCACCGGGGGACACCGATCAAAGATGTCCCGCCAGATTATAGAGCGTGGCTTTTAAAGCAACCAGACGTTGATCAATACCTTATCAAGGCACTTACACAATGAAACTAGACAATATAAATATAAACAATTTGCTAGCTGTAAAAAAAGCAGAAATCGAAGTCAGGAAGCCGATTATTTTTGTTGCTGGCAATAACGCATCGGGCAAAACCTGTATTGCAGATGCTGTGTCTATGGCGTTAACCGGCGGTCTTTGTCGCGTCAAACTCAAACAAGAAGCTCCTTGGCTCATTAATGGCAACGAGGATGGCATGGCAGAAGTCACGGTCGGAGATAGCTATTTTTACCATCGGATTCTGAAAAACGGAACGGTCAAGGGGCAAGGCATTGATCCTGCGCCCGCCCTCCCCTACGTGCTCACTGCATCCAGATTTGCAGCATCCAAATCGGATGAGATACGCAAACTTGTTCTTAATATCTCGGGCACAAAGATAACAAGCGAAAAGATCAAAGATCGCATGATTGCCAAGGGTATTGATGGGCAAATGGCTGATCATGTCATTCCGCTCCTACGCGCAGGATTTCCAGACGCGCAAGCTGAGGCTCAAACAAAAGCCAGAGATGAAAAGGTTTTGTGGAAAGGCGTCACTGGAGAGGCTTACGGTGATAAAAAGGCCCCTGAATGGAAAGCCAAAGCAGAGGGAGACCTCACTCAAATGCAAAATGCAGTGATGGAAAAAGAGCAATTACTTGCAACCATTAATGTTGAATATGATCAGGTTACTCAACAATATGGAGCTATGGACGCTGAGAAAAGCAAGTCTGATGCCAGAGCATCAGAGATTGCAACTCTGCAAGAAGAAGCAGCCAAAATACCAAGGATCCAGAAAAAATTAGAATTCGATTTGCAGCAAGCCAAAGACACAGAGGCGCTAATCGAAAACACTAGGCGGTTGGCCAGTAACATAACTTCCGATGATACAGTGTGTCACTGCCCATCATGTGGGACCGAGGTTATATTTTTAGGCAGAGATAAAAAACTAATAGAACATGGCGATATGAGGGGTGATGAGGATGCAGCCGCCAACCTGACAACATTTGAAAATAGTCTAAACATCATTCTCAACTCGATTGAAAACGATAAGCGAGATCTGGCTAATTCAGAAAAAGCAAAAGCACAGCTTGATGCTATCAATTCAACTACATCACAAATTGACGATGCAGCGTTTCTTGCGATCACCGCCAAGCGCGATGAATTGAAGTCTCAAAAAAAATCTCTTGATGATGAAATAAAAAGTCTGTCTGAACAAGTGAAAGCTTTAATGGAGGCAGACCAAAAAACGGCAAAAGCACTTGAGCATCACACTCAAGTAATGAAGTGGCTAAAAGTGGCTGATGCTCTCGCGCCAGATGGTATCCCAGGAGAATTTTTAAAAGAAGCAATTGCGCCATTCCTAAAGAGATTGGAATTTACTGCAGATATCACCGGATGGCCTCCAGTAACGCTTGATAGTGATATGAACGTAATGGTGGAAGGCAGACCCTATTGTTTGAGTTCAAAGTCATTCCAGTGGCGCGCAGATGTTCTTCTGGCGGAGGCTGTCAGTCATGTGTCCGGTCTGAAGCTGTTCATCATCGACGGAATGGATATTCTGGAAAGTTCATCACGAGTAAGCGTATTCATGTTTCTTGAAGAGCTCGCAATCAGAGATGAGATTGATACCTGCATCATCAATGGCACGCTGCAAAAGCAGCATGCGCAAGCCGTAGCTAACGCATTCAACAATATTCAGGCGCACTGGATGCAGGACGGAGTGCTTGAGCAAGTTGAGGTACAAGAGGAGGCGGTAGCATGAGCATTACTGAATGTGATGGATATAAAAAACTGGTTGCTGCGGTGGAGCATGACGAGAAGAAAAGTCCAAATTTTCACGACTACCGAGGGAAGCTCAACTGGGTTGTTGCGCGAGCTGAGCATTACGCAGAAAAAACAGGACTATCAGCAGCACTCATCCTCGATGTATGGGAGAGTAAGCGCAACTACTGGTACATGAACTATTACCAAGATGCCAAACAGCCAGAAATCAAAGGTAACAAAGTTCGCATATTTAATACTGTTGAAGAGGCAAAGGCATCCATGGGAAAACTAGAATTCCGATGCCCAGGATGTGAAGGAGTCTCAACCAATCCTTACGAGTGCAATGCCAAAGAGGAATGCGACTGGAAGTCATACGGTCTATTCGGAACTGCCGGGAAAGGAATTTACGTATTTGTAAAATCAGAGTTGAACTGTCAGGAGATTTTCATGCCGGTGGCGTGGGAAACAGATGCTGCTTAGAGATAAAAATATTACGTTTTGTTAATCGAAAAAAATAAATGGAAACTAAAAAATGCTCGCAAAAAACGCAACCATTTTAACTTTTACCGGAATCACCCCGGAGACTCTGGAGGCAGCAGTATCAATCAGACCATTCGCGCCATGCGGTGCATCAGATGCGGTTAGCAGAGGTTTTGTGCCACCGATTGAGGCGCAAGAAAGTCTAGTCCGCATCGTCGATAACGTGGCGGTTATTGCCATGCGAGAAGATAGCAAAGTATTGCCGGCCAGTGTAGTAGTAGAAGAAACTAAGCTGCGCTCAAAGAAATTTGAAGAACAGCAAGGTTTCTCAGTTGGGCGCAAGCAAATGCGCGAAATCAAAGAGCTTGTGATTATAGAACTGCTTGCAAAAGCATTTGCCAGAGCCTCGATTACGCGAGCATGGTTTGATTTTAAAGCTGGATTATTGGTGGTGGATTCTTCTAGTGCAACAAAGGTGGATAGCTTGATCGGGTTATTGTGTAAAAGCTTGGGCGGAGATTATGAATTACGTCGCTGGCGGACTAATGTCATACCCTCGTCCCAATTTACAAATTGGGTACAAACAAGTGAGCCGCCACACTCTTTCTCAATCGACGATAGAGCTTTATTAAAGAACCATGAAGGCGGAGGAACAATACGAATTACAAACAACAATATCAATCTGGATGATATTAAAGAGCTCATAGAAAACGGCCGAAGCTGCGTTGAGTTGGCAATGACCTATGATGACAAATTTTCATTCGTTCTCACCAAGGATTTAGTTTTAAAACGAATTGGTTACATCGGTCTTGAAGATCGCGATCCAGACATGGATGAGATGAGCATCTTTGATGCTGAAATCATTCTGAGCGCCAATGCAGCGCGCGAAGCTTTCTCAGCCATCAATTCTGTGCTGGGAGGAGTGGTGAGTATTGAGAAAGTTGAAGCAGCACGATGAAAGCAAGACCAATTATTTTTTCATCGCAGATGGTTAGGGCGTTACTGGAAAATCGCAAAACTCAGACCAGGAGAATCGTTAATCCTCAGCCAGAATTGAGCAAAGAAGGAAATTTGATGGGCGACTGGCTTAAAAAACCACTTGCCGGTTTGTTGCTGCCAAAGCTACAAGATATCACTATTCATTGCCCGTTTGGAAAAATTGGAGACAGGCTTTGGGTGAGGGAGACGTTCCAGATCATATCTGGCAAATATTACTACGCAGCTACTCCTCCCAATCCATATGACATCTCAGATATACGATGGAAACCGTCAATATTGATGCCGCGCCTGGTATCGCGTATCAATTTGGAAATGGTGAGTGTGGGCGTTGAGCGTTTGCAGGATATTAGCGTAGAAGATGCGATTGCCGAGGGTGTTCCAGGTGAATCTGAAGCTGCGGAGTGGGGATGTACTTCGTATGAAAAACCAAGAAAGGCTTATTGGCGCATCTGGGAACAAATAAACGGGAAAGGATCGTGGAATGAAGATCCATACGTTTGGAAGATTGAATTCAGAAGGATATGAGCATGCATATGAGCAATAACGAATGGCCAGGTGGCATACGACGCGCAATGACGCAAAAAGAGCATGCGAGATGGAATGCAACACATTATCCAGGGACAAGGCAGATATGCTCAGATTGCGATGAGCCGACTGGCAGATGTGAGGATGATTCTCTATATAACGAGCCCGGTTATCCGATTTGTGAAGAATGCCACAACAAAATCCTAGATAAAAATAAATAGTTATGAGCGAAACAGAAGAAAGCGTATGGCTAGGTGAATTATGATTGCAAACTACGTAACAATTGATAAATTCTGCCAAGTAACAGGCTATACACCGGACGCAATCAGATCAAAAATTTCGCGTGGTGACTGGATCAGGGGGCGGGAGTACACTAAAGCGCCTGACGGAAGAATTCTAATCAACGTTGAGGGGTATCATTCATGGGTGGAGGCAAGTATCCGGGAGTCAGAGAGTCAAGCGATTCGTCGATTGAGATCGACTTCTACTACAAAGGAAAGCGCTGCAAGGAGCGTATCAGACTCAAGCCCACGCCCACTAACTTAAAGAAGGCGGCCCAGCATAGAGCGGCAATACTAAGCGCGATTGATGCAGGCACATTTGATTATTCATATACGTTTCCAAATTCAAAGAATGCGCTTAAGTTCGCGCCATCTCAATACACTGTCAAATCATATTTAATAGAATGGCTTGCTAATAAAAAGCCGACCATCAAAGCCAGTACATACAACGACTACAGAAAGATAATTGAGAATCTGGTAATACCTCAATTTGGATCGAAATTATTAACATGCTTGAGCCGAAATGATGTGAGAACGTGGGCGGCCAATCTCAATTGCTCTAATAAGCGCATATCTAATATTCTAAGTCCGCTACGTGCATCACTACAGGACGCGCTTCACGATGATCTGATTCAATTGAATCCTTTGCTTGGCTGGACATATCAGCGCAATGAAGCGCCCGCCACAAAAGATTATGTGGACCCGTTTACCCAGGAAGAGCAGCAAGCAATCATTAAGGCCGCAGCCGGGCAAATCAAAAATCAATGCATTGTGTTCTTTTGGACTGGTATGCGTACATCAGAATTGATTGCGTTGGAGTGGTCAGACATCGATTTCAATAGAAAGAAGATCAATATCAGCAAGGCAAAAACTCAATTCTCTGACGCTGATGAGACAACCAAAACAAAAACAGGGACGCGCGAAATAGATATGCTGCCACCTGTTGAGCAAGCGTTGATTAATCAAAAGCAGCACACTTTATTGCAAGGCGGCAAAATATTTCTTAACCCGATTAAAGGCGTGCAATGGACCGGTGATCAGCAAATCAGGAAATCGCTTTGGATTCCATTATTGAAACGAGCAAATGTTCGCTATAGAAACCCTTACCAAACTAGGCACACATTCGCTTCAATGATGCTATCAGCAGGAGAAAATTTGGCTTGGGTATCTACGCAGATGGGGCACTCGAGCGTGTTAATTACTGCACACACTTACGCTCGCTGGATACCCTCAAATACGCAGCAAGGCGGCAAGGCGCTTGATATGTTTGGGGAGTATTTATCAATCCTCAGAATCACAAAGTAATTGATCGTAACCCTTAAATGTTGACCAAAATGTTGACCACGCTATGCAAAAACATGACCAAATATGATCAAAAACAGTCAACCGTTTATCTGTAAGTATTTAATTTTTAATGGTTTTATGGCGGAGAAGGCGGGATTCGAACCCGCGGTACGGCGATAAACCATACACACGCTTTCCAGGCGTGCACCTTAAGCCACTCGGTCACTTCTCCTTTTTGCTCCTGCTAAATGATTTTTCAGCCAAGAAATAATAGGGTGGAAAGGATAAACTAGTTCATGCTTTGGAGCAACTTTTGCGCTGATTCTTTCTAAGAAGCTGTTTGGAAGCATAGTCACTACAACCGTCAACAATAACCCCAGTGTGTCCACCAGAATGTGACGTTTATGGCCATTAACCTTCTTGCCAGTATCAAAACCATGTTGTCCAGGAACCGCAGTACATTTGACGCTTTGGTGGAACGGACATGGCAACACCTTAACTTCTTTGAGCACACTTGTTATTTGCATTGTGCAGTTCCCCCGCATCAAGACTTCGTCAGGCAATGTAATTAATGTAGCGGTACCGTAGGCACGCGCCAATAGTGGTTTCACCTTGCTGTTTGAAGCCTTGACTTTGGCCATGATTGAACGGGAAATGCCGGTCAATCGTGTCGCTGAGCTAATGCAAGTCAATCCGCAACGCATCTGGACGATATTCAACCATTGGGTAGGTAAAGCGCTACAAGCGGA